CATGGGTGTTGGCAGTATCTTAAACTTGCCATAACCATTTGGACCGTCCATCCACATTTCTGTAATCATGTGACTGACACGGTCCAAATTGATCTTTAGGTCATCTGGATGATCTACTTCACCGAGAACGCTGTAACCTCCTGCGATTTGATCGTTCAAAGTTTTGACAGCTCGCTCTATCTCATCAACAGGATATACTCTCTGGTTGGCATTTTTGATACCACCTTGAATACAAATACCTTTCATATAAAGGTCTTTGCCGTTTTCACCTTGACTTTCGACCACGACTCTCGCCTGATCGAAACTCAAGTTTTCTCGTAAGTAACTCATCTATCTGTGTTTACTTGGCTCTTTTTGGTGCGCCATTAATAGGACTCTTAGTATTAATACCACCTACTTGTCCTTGTGGACCACCTGATCCTGAACCCCAACCTTGGCCTTCTGCTGGACCTTTCTTCTCTGGTCCATGTCCTGGCTCTCTCTTCTTGAACGCTGTTTTACCAGCCTTGCCGCCTGGAACATTGATGTTACCACCATCTTGTAGTTGTGGCTTTCCTTGTTTGAAAACACCATTGCCTTCAATTGTACTACCAGCACCTACTTCTTTACCCTTGTATTCACCGCCATTTAGAATGTTAGCAGTTGTACCGCCCATATCATTCTTCATATTGTCGATAATACTCTTTGTGTTAGCACCATCATCACCCATCTTACCCCAGGTGTTATAGTTACCACCACCTACTTTTTCTACATATTCACGAATAAAATCTTCGTCAGTTTTCTCATCATCATCATCGTCGTCGTCATCGTCACCACGCTTTTCCATAGCAGCACGGTCTCTTGTATCTTGTTTGATATTGCCATGTGGACCTTGTCTTACAGGTGTAGCACCACCAGCTACTGTTGGTTCAACAACTAAATTCTCTTTTTCTGCTTCGTCGTCCATGTCGCCCATATCGTCCATGTCGCCCATGTCATCACCTTCTTCACCGCCTTCGTCACCCATTAGGCTTTCGAATTCGTCTCTTAAGGCTTCTAATTCTGATTCTAGGTCATCTAGACGGTCACCAAGTTCTTCTTCTCCACCAGCACCCATGTCCATGTCACCGTCCATGTCGTCGCCGCCCATATCGTCCATGTCACCGTCCATGTCGTCGCCGCCTTCTATGTCGCCTAACATGTCATCTGTGGCGTCTTGCATACCCATCATGCCTTCCTCTTCAGGAGGTGGCATCATGCCCATATTCTCTTCTACGTCATCATCATCGTTATAACGACCTTCTTCTTGGCTTTCTTCTTCCTCTTCGAAGTCTTCGGCTAACAAATTCTCGTAGATTTCGCGGCTCTTGGCCACAACTATATCATGAAATAACTCTCGTGCTTTTGTTTCCTCATCATTAATAAGGTATTCAAGCATCTGTTCGAACTTTGAACGATCTCCCATTTTGGTCTCCTATAGGTAATGAGCTGTCAACTAATATTTACATATATCTGTAAAAAACGGTATATAATGGCAGAAAATTAGCGTATTTTCTTCCATCCTTCTAATAATTTCCTAAATTCTTCATAACTTATTTCAGAATAGTTATCATACCTCCACTTTGGTTTAAAGAAATTTGGAATGCTTACTCTTATATAGTTCAAATTAGGATTATCTTTAATTATAGTTTCTGTTTGCTTGTGCCAATTACCATAGTAGGTTGCTGGGTCCACATTACGTTTATAGTTTTCAGTATCAGCAAAAACATTGTTTAACTTGCCTTCTAAACCTTCAAAATCAAAACCAAAAATATAAATTTCATTAGGCTTATTTTTGGTAGCCAAATTTAGAGCAGTGGGACCACTGCTCCATCCTAAATTAGGATCTATAAAATTAAATTTTTTATAATGAGATTTTGACACAAATGGATAAGTCCAGACTTCGTGTTTAAGTTGATAATTGCTTTTAGCAATTTCATCAATCATTTTACGATCAACTGATACTAGAAAATCTGGAGTATATTCTCTGTATACTGCATTACAAGCGTAGATTAAACCATACGGCCTAACCTCATCGAAATCTATGTTTAATCGTGTTCTGCCATTGCCGAACACGAAATTTCGTCTCATAGTGGTTTACGACGACACATCCAAGCTACATTTTGAAATTCATCACGCATATAAACTTCAAGATTATTCCTATCAATAGTTTCTTGAATGTCAGCATCAGTAATCTCACACCAATTCCATATGCGACGATGAATGGCTTCTTCAAAATATTCTTTATTTCTTACATAATCATGTGCCATTACAAAGTCACCTGGCTTCAAATAATCTGTAAGCAAATTTACTTCCATTTTCTTTAAACCACCATCACAGAGTAGGACAGTTGTACCTGGTCGTTGTAGGTTATTTACAATTTCATCTCGATTGCTATCACGAATATTTTGATAATCATCTGTAAAAAGATTACAAATTCTAACAGTAATGCCTTCATTACTAAGCTTACTATACCATCCTTGTGGGTATAATTCATAACTGATCATTTCATATTCATGACCAACTTCTTTTAAAATTCTGTTTAATGCTAGACTTGTAGCACCTTGTCCAATACCAATTTCTACTACTGTTGTAGGTTTTACTTCATTGAAAAATTTACGAAAAGGATGTTGAAAATTTTTGTGTTGTTGACAGATTAGACCTTCAATAGGCCCATGTTCAAATGGTTGCATAATTGTTCCTTATAAATTATTTAGGCGGCAGGCTGCGCAGGTTCAGTACCATACATTTTTTGAACAAATTCCATTTCTTCTTCTGTTTCTAAAATGTGTGCTTCCGAAGACTTACGTAAATCATTTATCTGTTTTAGTGTCAACCTAGTTTTTCTTGTGTCACTACGCTGTAATTCTTCAAGATCCCGTGCTGAATCAAACCTAAAGTCGTTGCCTACTTTGTTTGTTTCAGGATCTAAGTAAAAAAGTTCTCGAAGAATCATAGTGTATTTATTACATTGGCACTGGGCTGGCCGCTGCTGGAGCCGCCATTCCCATACCTGTATCGGTTCCTGGAGGCATACTTCCAGGCATACCTGCTGTCATATCCTCTGGTGCTGTAGTATCACTTGCCATCTCCAAATCGCTGTCAATACCTGCTGCACTTAGTCCTGCACCACGTAGTTCACCACTAGCATCAGTGCCAGTAATAGGTGCCATGCCTTTCTCTTGACGCCATAAGTTTTCGTTTTCCGCCATCTCTTCTTCACTTAAACCAAGGAATCTCTTCAAGGCAAAACGCTTACTGATATAGGGCACAGCCTGTATGGTATTGAAGGTGTTGATGCGCTGTCCATCCATCTCACTTTGACGATAAGCAGCAAAATTAAGTGGTGCTTGAAACTTTAATTCAAATAGACTAGTATCAATGTTTACACCACGATAATGTAAAAATCTCTTAAATTCCTCATCAAACACACTAGTCAACAGGTTTTGTAGTCGCATACAGTAATTGTTAAAACGTAGTTCTTGAATATAAGCAGTGCCTACACGACCATCATTGTACTGTTGCTGTCCATCATCTGGACCACTGGGCAAATAACTGCTGGGTATACGTAATGCTCTAAATAATTTATTTGTAAAATATCTTAAATCATCAATTTCACCAAGGTTTGTACCACCTGCTAGTGTATCTACTTTACTTCCTCTACCTCCTTCTGTCTGTGGGAAGAAGTAGTCTTCACCTATGCTTAATGGGTTATAGGCACTGTCAATAATGTTGGCGCCGCCACCATTTTGACTAGGTATACGTCTCTGATGTATTTCATTCTTTACACGCTCAACAAAGCTCATAGCCATATGACTGGGCATATTTCCCACATCAATATAGAAAATTCTACGTTCTGGAGCACGTTGTATACGATAGATTAGAATAGCATCTTCAAGTAATTCTTTTTGCTTGTATGTTTTAAAAACTTGTTCAAGAAGACTATTACCAAATGGATAGTTGTTGTCAAGGCCTTCACTTAAACTCAAGTGTATTACATGAGCAGCATCAATTGCCTGCTCATTTTCGTTCAAACTAAAACGATCACCATACTGAGTTGGATATGCTCCTGTAGCCCCACGAGCCATACCACCACCAGCAATATAATTACTACCTCTATTGTTAGTTTGATGCGGACTTTGTTGTATTTGAGTTGCTACAAGATTTTTAAAATTAGGATTTATGTCACGTATAACATATTGTTCTGGCTTTTTACCATCACTTTCGTTAACAATAATTTTAACTAATTTGCTAGGATCTATATAAAACCACTTTTGTGTTTCAGGATCACGAATAAAAAAAGCATCACCAAACTTTAAAGTATTTCTTACTATACGGAAAAATCTTGTGTCAAATTGTTGTAGTTTAAACCATTGTTGTAAGTATTCACGTAGCACACGTATCTCTGTATTTGTGGCACGATCTTTAAAACTTAGGCTAAAAGTTGTATTATTTTCTCTATTCTTTTGTGTACAAAATTCTGCAAGTATGTCAAGGGCACTATTAACTTCTGGATCCATATCCATTGTATCATATTGCATATATCTTTCAATACGATTAGGGGTACCAGTGTAAATGTCAGGAAGAAAACTGCTGTAGTTGCTACGTGCAGGTCCAGGTCTATTACCATTTTTAGTAGTTAATGGACTTAAATTACCACCTTGATCATCGTTGTTAACAGGTGTGAAATATCTTCGCCAACTCATATATTATGCCTTACATATTGTAAAGATTGCCATTCAAACTCCTTGTAGCCTGTACCTGTTGTTTGGCAGACTCTTCAACCTTGCTGGTCAATTTTCCTACGTTACTATTTAATACTTCTAGAGCCTTTACTACATCATCTAGAGTTTTAGTGACTTTTTTCTCACCTTCACCTTCTTTTTTAGTTTCATTATCTTTGTCTATTTCATTATCTGCTGCACGAACACTGGCTTGCGTAGCCTTTTTATCCTCAGATTTCTTTTCATCTTTTTCTTGTTTTGCAGCATTGGCAGCAGCCTGTCCTTGTGCTTTAGCCTTGGGAATAGGCATACCATCTGGACCTAATGTAAATGCTCCCATGTCAATACTACTATAGTTTGGAGTAGATTTAGGGCCTTCTTTTTCTAATGACTTGGCCTGAGGCAAGCTACCTTCTAAAGACTTCATTGCAGATTCAATCTTTTTAGTTCCTTCTGCAACAAAATCAATACCTGCTACGCTAGCATCATTAGGACCACCGTCAGCAAAATCTATACCTGCTGCATTTACATCGCTTGGCGCATATGCATCAAATCCCGCTGCACTGGCATCACCGGGACCTGATGCAAAGGCTGCATCATCTACAATACTATCAGGAATTAAATCTTGAAAATCTTGAAGTGCTTGTGCTACATAACTATCCTCATCCTTTGCAAAGGCACTGTCCATTTCTCCACCAATGGCTTCACCACCTTCATCTTCTTCAAACTCTTTTAACCCTTGTACTTGATCTGCTAGATCCTGTACTGCTTGATTTATGGCTTCACCACCTAGACCTCCTATACCTCTGGTTTTAACCGCAGTATCAGCACTCTCAGGAATATCAAATAATGCATTGGCTTCTTCTAATAATGCTTGTTGATGTTCTGCTGCTGCATCACTAGGCATATCAAATAATGTATTGATCTCCTGCATAAAAACATCTTGAGCAGCAATGGCAGCATCTGTCATACCTCCAACACTATCAAGTATGGCATCATTAGCTAATAAGAATTGTGCATGTATCAGATCATTAGCAGCCTTAGTTGCATCTAACTTTTCTGCATCTGATGCTTGCATCGTTGCTAGTTCTTTACGTGCATAATCATCTAATCTTTCCAACTCAACTTGATCTGCTAGAGAAGACATATTATTGATCATATCAAGTTGTTCTTGACGTCGTCTAACATCATCAGAAATATTTCGTGCTATGGCTTCACTTTCACTTAATTGATGTTCTTCTTCAGCAGTTAATTCTCTTTCGTTTTTCTTCTTTTGTAAATCTGCTACAATATCATTGTGTTTTTCTATACTTTCACGATCAATACCATTGCTTCTTTCTAGTGCAGACTTCATAAAATCTTGATTATCTTTGCTCATACCTTGATAATCATCTATGAATTTTTTCTGCTCATCAGTAAAGTTACTCTTAAATTCACTTTGCTGACTCTGCATTTCTGTTATAGGAATCATGTCAGTGAACATACTTTTTAATTCTTCATTACTTTCTTTGGACAGTTTCTCTACATCCTCAAAATTAGTTTTTATATTTCCAAAAAGTCCAAACATTCTTGACTTGGCTTCATCTAATTGAGCCATAGCCTCTTTGCCTTCTGCACTATCGGGATCTACATCTTTACCATTTACAGTTAATTTTGTTTCAGTATTTTTTGATTCAAAACTTGTAGTCAACTTGCCTTGTAACTTTGCTATAAAATTGTCAAAGTTTGGCATATCAGACATTTTTACTTCTGTAGGTCGTTGCTTTGGTTCAGTGCGTTTTTCTACAACACCATTCATTAGACTATTCATCATAGTTTCTAATCTGGCCTTACTATCTTCCATTTGTTTTAAAACTATCTGACCTTCTTTACTATTAGGATCTACATCTTTACCATTTACAGTTACCTTAGTTTCACTAGTTTTAGAAACTTTGACTGTGTCTTCTTGATTTCTTTTTTCTATAGCATCACGCATACGTTGGGCTGCATCAGCACCTTCACGTATACCTGTTATTCTAATCTTTAACTCATCCTCACGCCACTTGGCTAGGGCTGCTTGTTGTGCTTGTTCTTTAGCATAATCTTCACGAGCTTTTTTCTCTGCTTGCTCGCCTTTTTCTATGCCAATCATTCTAAACTTGGCTTCTTGTTCTTGCTGTTTAACCTGCGCTTGTTCTGCTTCTGTCTGTGCCTTCTTGGCAATATCATTAGTAGTTGTTTCTTTTTTCTCTACACTTGGTATAATTAATTTTGCACCTGCTGTAAACTTATTAGCATCCTTGATAGCAGGATTAGCCTTCATCAATTCTTCTACACTGATATTATATTTTTTAGCAAGACTTGTTAATGTATCACCACTCTTAATTGTAACTTCTTCAGCAGCACGAGCAGCCTTTTCTGTGCGTGATTGTGTACTAGATTCTTGTTGTTCTCTTTGTTTGTTATAATCATCACGAGCCTTTTTCTCTGCTTCAGCACCATCACGAATGCCAATTATTCTAAACTTGGCTTCTTGTTCTTCGTCTTTTCTTCTTTCTTCTGCTGTTCTTTTTTCTCTTTCCTTAGCCTCAGCAGCAGCCTTGGCTTTATCTTCTTCTGTTGTACTGGGTTTAGATTCAGCAGGTTTTGCTGCTGCACCTGCTGCTGGTGGTGCTTTAATTTCTACTTCACTAATTAAATCTTTGGGCCAATTAATGATCTCAACTTTGCCTACACTAGTCTTAATATCACCAACAAGTTTGGCAATATCGATACCTTTTGTTGTGTCTTTATTTTGACCTGCCAACATACCTTTCATATTGTTAAAGGCAGTGCTAGCACCTTGTTGACTCATACCCTTAGCAAAGTTCATCATTTGATCTGGCTTAATTACTGATTCTAGTCCGTGTAATTCTGCTAGAGTGCCTTTGCCCCAATCCTCAAACATGGTACCAGCCATTTCAATACTGCCACCTTCACGACTCTTGAGTGGAGGTTGATCAGTTTTTGTTGGTTCAGTTTTTGTCGGGATACCTGATGCCTGTTGACGATTTGCTTCCACACTCTTTTGTAAATCACTGCCAACTTCAATTAACTTTAGACCACCTTTGATTACTGCCTGTATACCTTCTTTTGCCAGTGTATCAACACCCTGGAAGAAATCAGCAATAGGTCCTTCAGTTAGAACATTTTCTGTTCTATTGGCAAGGTTATCCTTGCCTTTATCAATCTTGAACTTATCCAGTAATTCTTGATTGGTTGTTTTAGCATCAACTGATCCAGGTAGTTGTTTTACAAAAGTATTAACAGTTTTGAGAGTACCTGTTTCACCACTCTTATTAACAATCTCAACAAATGCCTTAACAAGACCTGCTCTAAAATCCTGTAGCCTATTATTGGTTGTAATTAGTGTTTCAGTAAATGTATTTCGTTTCTGTTGTTCTGCAATGATAGCATCTTTCTGCTTTTTCATGGCTTCGATTACATCTTCTGTACCCTTCATGAAAGTTTTCATGCCTTGATAAGCAGCATCATTAATTTCAATATTCTTTATAACAGCCTTACTGGCACTACCTACACCGGTGGCAGCAATGGTCATTAGTGTAGTATCTGACTGATTCTTCATGTTAGCAATCTTGGCAGATTCCATTGAACTCTTGCTAAGTTCTATTTGAGCCTGACTCAATTGCTGAGCACTCTCTGCGGTTTTCATACTAGCATCACCAAATAATGCTAGTTGCTCCTGCGCTTCTTGACTGGTTGCTGTTCCTGTGGCAAAGAATTCTTTAAACAGTTGTCCTTGTCCCATTGCATCAGCAGCAAGGATCTGTTTGGCATAATTGGCCCGTGCTTCTTTTTCTGCATCGGCACCTTGTTGAGCACCGATTAACCTAAACTTGGCTTCTACTTGACCATCTACAGCAGCCTTTTTAAGTTTTTCTTCCTGCTCTCTACGACTAACACCAGTTAACTTGGCCACAAGATCCATTTCTTGACCAAGTTCAGTAGCAGCCTTAGCCGTACGCATTTGGCCATCTATGCTATTATCTGTAGTAGATTTTTGAAATCCTATTTGTGTTGCCAGTATTTCATTTAGGTCTTTACTGGTATAACCCATCTGTCTAAGATTTTCAGTAATTCCACTTTCAAAAAATGATTTACTAAATTCACCAAATACCTTAGTACCTTGGCTAACACTACCACCTAAACCTGTAAATGCTTTACGATTATCTTCAACAACCTTGGCATATTCATCCAATGTCATGCGTGCCTGAGCAGCAGCCGCACGCATACCTATCATATCATTGTTAAATGCGTTACCTGTATTACTTAAGATAGTAAAGGCCTTAGTCATGCCATCGAGTTCTGTACCCAATTGACTAAAACCAGGTACAATTCTACCTATGACCTTGGATACACCTCCAAAGGCACTGCTGACTTCTTTGGCCGCTGCTGCGGCTTTTCTATCGTCATCATTGGCCATATTTTTTTACCAGATATGTGTGTTTATAAATAACATTAATTATTTATCGGAGTTTTTATGGCACAAGGAAACCCTCTACAGAAATACTTTAGACAACCTAAAATTTACATTGCTTTACCCAGCAAAGGTGCCTACTATGGTGAACAAGATTTTGTCGGTAACAGTGCAAATGCCCCAATTTTTGGTATGACTGGTATGGACGAAATATTGATGAAAACGCCTGATGCTTTATTTAACGGTGAAAGTAGTGTAAAAGTTATTGAAAGTTGCTGCCCATATATTAAAAATGCTTGGAATATGCCCAGTATTGATGTTGACTGCTTACTTGTTGCTATAAGAATAGCCACTTATGGCAGTGAGATGGACGTTATGCATAGATGTCCAAACTGTCAAAGTATGAATGATTACACTGTGAATTTGGGGCAAGTATTATCATACCTAAGTGAACAGGTCTACGATGGAAAAATTGATCTAGGTGAACTACAAGTAACAATTAGACCTTTGCGCTATGAAGAAGTTACTAAGTTTAATGTAGAAAATTACAAACTACAAAAAATGCTATATCAACTTAGCAAGATGGAAAGTGCTGGCAACGAAGAACAAACACTGCAAACTCAAGATGATATCTACAAACGTATAGCAGAAATGCAAGTTGAACTATTTGAAATTAGTATAGAACATGTTCAATTACCTGATCAACTGGTAGATGATAAAGAAATGATCAGTGAATGGATTAGAAATAGTGACAAAGAATTTTATAAAAAAATAAAAGAAAAACTAGAAGCAAATAAACGTCAATGGGATATTCCAGAACAAGATGTACAATGTCCAGAGTGCAGTCATCAAAGTAAAATCAGTATAACAATGGATCAGGCAAATTTTTTCGCCAGAGGCTAATTTATATCCCAGATTCTGAACTTGAAGATTTTTTCAAGGATATGGAATTAGCCACAAAAAGAATTAAAGACGATATTTTTACTATAAGTTGGTACATGAGAGGTGGTGTCACTGCCGAGGATTTGTTTCATGTATATAGCGCAGAAGATCGTGCCATACTCAATGACATTATCAAGAACAATATAGAAAATACTAAAAAGAGTGGGTTACCTTTAGTGTGATTTATTTTTTAGTGACCATATCTGCAAATTTGGTGGCTGCAATATCATCCAAGGTGCCGCCACCTGCCAGTGCGCCTAGTACAGATCCTGCAACTCCACTTTGATCTGAACCACCTTGAGCACCAGCAGCAGGTGCTTTTGGTTGCGCTACAAAATTCTTAACCACCTGTGGAGCCTTCATACCTGTGGCCATTTCTAATGCCGGTACTGCATATTCAAGTAGAGTAAACAATGGAGAACTAACAAATCCTAGACCATCTATAACTCCACCTAACCATTCTGAAATTTTTTGTTTACCTTCATCAGTCATGAATACTGCCAGTGCACCGGCTGCTCCTGCTCTAACTATGAAATCAGTGGCTACATTTATAGTCATACCCAATTTAGGTAATGTAGTTCCCGGTGATGACTTTGCTACGCTGGCCAATGCATTAGGAATCATTCCTAATAATTTTGCACCACCCATGGCTATTCCAGGTAATAAAACTTGTGCCATAAATTGACCTTGTAATTTTTTCAACTGAGCATCAGCATCAGGAGGTGGATTTTCTAATAATATTTGCTTTGCTGCATAATAATCAGTGACTGCGTCCCAAATGTTCGCTGCCCAAAATAATTTGAATATGGTATCACCAAATACCTGTGTTCCATTACGAGCAATTTCTGCTTTAGCAGCATTGAGAGCTTTAAGATTTCTGTTTACAAAAGACTTAGTCAGAGTTTTCTCAATCCACCCACCTTTACTAGCGAAAGGTATAACCTTACGCATGTTTTTTGCAGCCTTTTCTCCAGCTTTAGTTGCTTTAGCAGCATTTTTAAAAGGCAATGTGTCTTTAGACAGTTTAGCCGTTTGAGATATTCCTTTAGTAGTTACAGGATTCATTAAATATCCACCAACTCTTGATAAAGCACCAATTATTTCTAAGATTTTCATCTTGTATTTATTAAGGAGAGTGATGCTACGCTCACTCTTTTTTAGGACTTAGTCGTCCTAAAAAGTTTTTTCTTCGTCTTTTGTTTTTTTTAATATTATGCAGATTGTGACGTCACACTTCGCCCACACAGGGCGAAGAACATTATGCGAGTTGCTCGGTCATTAGCGTTAGTGCATTACAGAGGCGGTTGTCCGGTACCTCGAGCACAGTCTTCATACAACGGCGGCTTTACAAATATACGCTAACATATTTGTAAAACGTGCTGAAAATCAGCGTCTTTTGGCCTTTATCCTATTCAAACAGCCAAATCACGGCAGTTAAGTGATCGTCATCCTTGCGGGTAGTGGCTGAGTCCTCGCTACGGCAGCGAAATCATCCCTGCGATACATTTGTCCAGGTATAGAGGCACCTGAAGTTTAGCCGGTGCCAAGCCTTAACCGTTTAAAATTTTGCCTTTGATATGACTACCATGAACACGAACACTGATCTGTCCGTTATAGTAGTCATCGCTTTCCAATACACGCCTTGAGAATTGTTCTCTTGCCTCTATGTAACTACATTCTGCCTTACTTTTACAATAGTATAATATTTCTCGTTGGAATTTTTCTGGACCTAATTTTATTACATCTGCCTTTAATGCGTCGTTTGAGCCATAATAATCTTGCCAATCACTTTCTATTTTGCCTTTAATTTTTTTACGTTTCTTAGTGCCATTTTTTAATTTTACGACCTTGTAAGTAGTTTTGGCAAACTTTGATAACTTTTTGCCAATATACATTTTGCCTGATATTGTATTGGTTATAAGATAAACGAAGCCTATATATTCCTCTAGGATTTCTGTGACTAGTTGGCCTTGATGTGTCCATGACATCTATTATATATCATGGTCAAAAATTTTTATTTGCCTTTCCATCTAAGTGTTGTATAGTGTTTGGATAATTTAATCCACCATATATAGCGCCTTTTAAGTTTGCCTTTATTAGTTCTTGTTCAATGCCTGTATTGCCTTTTTGAATTTTAATATATTTTTTTGCCTCAGTAAGCCATATACTTCTATTAATAATATGTGGATTATTGCTAATATTTGAAGTTAAGCAATAATCAAATATAGGAGTTTTCACTTCCAATAATTCTTTGTCCCAATTTTTTACTATATTGTTTCTTTTATTAAATCTTAAATGTATCAAATTATTATCATACATTACTTTTAATATATCTTCTAAAGAGTGTTTCAAGTTTTCTGTAAAAATCCAATCATGTTCCAACATGAACAAGAAGTCTTTATTAGATTGATCAACTCCTCTAACATAACCATCACTCAAACTATTTGATACTTGTATATTTTTAAATATTTTTTTTAAATTTTTTTGATATTCTTCAAATTCTTTAATATTAGGATTAGGATCTACCCATACAAAAGTCTCTAAATTAATTTTAAAAGTCTTTAGAAACGATTTATAAGTTTTTTCAATTAGAGAAGTTGATGGTGAACTAATTGAACTATTCGTGAATAAATGTAATTCAATATTCATAGTTTGTCAAAAATATATTTTACTAAAGATTCTGTTGTACAATTATTGTTAAAATGTTCAAAAATTTGTACTTCTAAATCATTATATTCTGTCAATCCTATATCTGTTTTAAAAAAATCAAAAGATTCTTTATATAAAATATTAGCACATTTAAATAATTCTTTAGGCATTGTTATACATGTAGTAGATGGACAGTCATCTATACTAGGCCAATATGGAATACATCTACAAGCCATAATTTCATAATGTCTTAAACATTCCCATTGCCCTCTTTTTTTAGTAAGACCAAATAAACTGTATCTATAATCATCATAGTAATCCTGTTCTTTTGTATAGATATAGCTTTGCGAACCGTGCCAGTGGTTAGAAGGTTTTACTAAAGAATCCTTTCTTATTTTTTCTAAAGGAGATTGAATCTTTTCTTTAGGAAACCCAAAGCTGATTGGAATAACTCCTGAAATTTCATTATAAAGAGCAGTTTTAAAATAAATTGAATTATCAACTAAGTGTTGTGGAACTGTTGAATCTAACCTGCTGTCCAATATAACAATCTTATTTTTTTGGTAACATGATAATATTGTTTTCAAATGCGGAGTAGGCCTATTCCATGCCCCACCAATAAAGATATAATCAAAATAGTTATCCTTAATTTTTTCATTAATATTTGATCTATCGATATCTATATCAGGAAGTGTCCCGTATATGGTAAATCCACGACCATACATTTTTTGTAATTTTTTTTCATCATCAAAAAAATACATATTATGCACTTTAGGATCATCAACAACTTCTATGCCAATAGTATTTCTCAATCCATGTAAAACAGGATCAATCAAATAATCACATCCTTCAGGAGTTTCTTTTCTACCAGTGAGCAAAATCTTCATTTTAAATCCTTCTGAAGTGCCTTGCGTGCTGCCTTTTCTCTATCTATTGCATAGCGCCATTGCATAATTTCTTCTCTACGCAGCATGGCTAATTTTTTAATTGTACTTAATGTCTTTCGTGTTTTTAAGCCTGAGACTCGTGTGCCTTTCTCTACCCAATCAGTATGTGCCTTAAAATACTCCCTAAATGCTGCCATTAATTCATCGTGCAGCCTATCATCTCTATGCATCAATCTATGATCTCCAAGTCTGTAGCATAACTAGTATAACCATTTTCCTTAATGACCTTGAGTACATTGTTTACTCTACCCTGTAGCTCATCTTTATGACTGATCAAGTAGATATTTTTATTACGCTCTCTGGCCATCTTTTTCAACACAGCAAGAGCACTTTCTACTCCACTTGAATCTAATCCGTTGTCAATAAGTTCATCAATGAATAATAAATTAATATTCTGATATAAACTTTCCCAAACATCTCTAAATGCCCAACTTAGTCCTAAGATTAATCTATTGCGTTCACCTCTGCTTAAATTATCAAAGTCTAAGTCCTGTCCTAGTTGAGTAATTTCTACAGTGAGGTCATTCTGAAATAACACTTGATGTGGCAATCCCATACGATCCAAGTAATAACTTAGCCTATTATTGAGATAGTTCAAGTTTTGATCAATAATCTTTTTACGAATAAAACTATCCTTGCTGGTCAACAATTTAATTAAAAACTCTTGATGATCTTTTATAGCAGTGAGTTCATTGACACGATCCCAATTAATTTCTTCCATTGCTGTATTGCGTAGTTCATCAATCTGTTCTTGATATGGATCAGTTTCTTCACTGCGTCGTATCAAGGCATCTTCTAATGTTTTAAGATTGTTTTGATGCTTTAGAGCCTCTTCCACAGTGTCATAAAAAGTTTCTGGTCTACCATTTATATCACCAATTTCATTTAGTTCACTGATCACAAGTTCTAATTTTTGTCCTACATTTTCCATATAGAGGGCTGATTCACTTACACTTTTTTGAGCAGCCTTTTTCATTTCTTTATGTTGGGCATCGTGAATTGGATTGTTACACTTGGGACAATTATGAGTTGCCAAGTCTTCTACTTCCTTAACAAACTTCTTCCAATTCTTTTCAGCCTGCATTAGAGCAGTCTCAAGAGTAGCACTTTCTTTGTTCAAACTACTGATACGATTACTTAGGTCAAGATAACTTTTAAGACGTTTATGCTGACCCAATTCTTCCTCAATGTCTATATTTTGTAGTTCCTCAATATTAGATGCTAATTTTTCAATGTCATCCTGCTGCTGTTTACTCCAAGCCCGTTGTTTTGATTGTAGGCTGAGGATACTTTGTTCAATACGATCATTACTTTTCTTAGTGGCTTCAATGTTGGCAGTTTCCTGCTGTATGGCTTCTTTACTTTGTCTAACTAATTCTTTCAGTGCATCACTTTTTTCACTGAGTAAGGTAATACCCAGCAATTGCTCAATAATCATACGTTGGTCAGCAGCCCTCATACTGAGAAAAGGCTCTGTGTAAGTATTTAGAGCAACAATATTTTTAAACATATCGTGCGTCATACCCAGTAGATCATCCAAGTCCTTCTGTGTTTCTCTTACATCACCTTGACTTTCATCAATGATTTCTTGTTCTTCACCATTGATATAGAACTTGAAAACATTAGGTCTACGCCCACGTTCTACTTTGTAAGTAGTGCCATTCTTTTCAAAGTTCAGTGTGACTAACATATTTTTATTATTGGTCTTGTTGACGAGATTATCCTTCTTGATGTTGGTCAGTGCCTGTCCAAAAAGAGCGTAGCTTAGAGCATTAATGATGGTAGTTTTACCTGTACCATTACGACTGCCACTATCATCACCACCCTGGTCCAGATTCTCGCCTAAGACCAATGTCAGTTGTTCCTTACAAAAATCTACTGCCTGAGTATTATTACCCACGCTCATAAAATTTCTAACGGTTAAGTCTTTTATTTTTATCATATATTTTTATAGATATCCATAAGAAGTTTAATATTATAAGTGTCACTTTCTAAACTTGTCAACTGATTTATTACAATTTGGTCTAAACTTTCAAACGCTGTAATTTCTAAATCGCTATTAATTTCAACATCACGCTTTTCAGGAATCAGTGTGAGTTCACGAATGTTATAATTTCCAATAAAATCTTCTTTGATCAAACTGCCTTCCTCATAACTAATAGGTATGTCCAATGTTACTCTAAGATGTTGTTTAGGTTTAATTAATGTATCTTTTTCATCAATAAGCCTACTCAATGAAATAGTTCTAAAGGTAGGTTGATCGGGCCAAGCATAGTATTCAGGTTCGCCTCCCCACTCTAAGATCATCATACCTCTATCATCATCCCAAGCATCAGCATAGTTATGTGGAAAGGCATTGCCAATATAGTGCATGTTCTGTTTATTTTGGCGTTTATGAAAATGTCCACTTAGGCCAACTTCATATTTTTTAAATTGGCTCAATTGTATTTCACCATGATCAGGCATCTGTACCATGGCATTCATAAAGAAACTGGGCAGTTCAAAGTGACCAAAGATATAACGTGCATCTTTTTTTCCTACAGTTTTCCACTCATCACCTACAAGCCAAGGACACATAGTAACTTCACCTTGTGTCATAGGTTTATGTACAACGGTGATACCTGGTATATATTTGCCAAACTCCACACTATGAATATCTCGTTTATCTTTATAGTATAGATCATGATTACCAGGAAAGAAGTAGAACTGATCAAATGCTTGGCCTAGTTTTTCTAAACTTCTAAGGCTGTAATCCATAGTAACAATATTAAGACTGTTACGATTATGATGCCAATCACCAAGAAAAAATCCAGTATCACAACCATTCTCTTTTGCTGTTTTAATAAACCAATCTACAAAATCTTCACAGTCTTGATTATGTATTTGACTATTAGATTTAAGGCCAAAGTGTATGTCTGTAAAAAATGCTGCCTTTTTAAATAAACTCATTCTTCTTCTCTTTCGAATCGTTTCAAACTAGCAGCATGTTCAGCATTGCTAGTTCTAGTATAACTCGGTGTCATATCATTCATCTCTAAAATATCATCTCTAATATTTTGGTTACGTTTTTCAATATTGATTATTCGAACAAAACTGTTAGTAACAGCAGCAGTAAAATAAGCAAAAGGATTGTTCGACTTAGCTTCATTAAATTGTAGTCCTACCTGTGTGAGTTGTAATATGGCCTGTGCTCGCATTTCATCATTGTAAGTGTAGCCACGTACATTACCACGGGTAGCATAGCGTTCACATAGTTTCATATACATACGTGCTAGAGTATTAGTTATTTGGCCGTGATCCTTGCTAAACTTACCGCTTTTTACTCCGCCACGCCAATGACTTTTACCAACACATATTAGTTCGTCATTTTCATCAAACTTCCAATGTTGGAACGGGGGAAAATTTACACGATCGTGCCCATCCGCTTCAGTTTTTTGACTCTTTTTTCTTGTTTTATTCACAGGAATGTGTTCATAAGTCATGATTCTAAAGACCAAATCAGTCTTAATCATTTTCTTATAATCGACTTCACATTCAGCCAGTTTAACTTTTTCACCTGCTTGTTTCCTCTGAACAAATATCTCATCACCCAATCTTTTAGCACGATTACGTTTGGCTTCTGCAATTGTTCTTATATTGATTTTATCCTTACTGGTGAGAATAATATCATATTGATGATATTCTGGTTTACTGTAACTACAGTAAGTATTCTTACTTTTGTGTATTTCTTCTAATAAATCTTTGTTATTGAGATAATTTACAGTCATTGATTATTCCTAGTTTGGTTTATTATAAACTACGCAGTTAAAAAAGTCAAATAAATATTTGCCGAGGACTACTAATATGCCAATCAATATACCAAATCTTGCTAATGCTGTAGGTACTATAAAAAATACGTTATCTTCTGGAATTAATAATTTTATGAGTGGTATAAGAGCACAAAATGTCTTACCTAATGTACTACAAGGTCCTAAAACTCCAGCAAGTGCTTCAATGGCGGACGGTGCTGATTGGCGTGTAAGATTAAGTATACCGCCTGGAGATACTTGGAATAGTCCATTATTTGCTCCTTTGCGTAATGCGGGTGGGTTAATTTTTCCCTACACACCAACAATTAGTATCAATCACACTGCTAACTATAATGACCAACCAATTACTCATCAAAACTATCAATTTGTTGCTTATCAATACAGTAGGGTCAGTGATATAACTATAGTGGGTGATTTTGTAGTTGAAGATGCTGAACAAGCACAGTATTGGCTATCTGCTCTACATTTTTTACGCAGTGTTACTAAAATGTACACTGGTGAAGATCAACAAACAGCAGGGAACCCTCCACCTCTACTAGTATTTAACGCTTACGGGGATTATGTGTTTAAAAATATTCCAGTAGTTGTAAAAAGTTTTAGTGTTAGTTTACCTAAAGAAGTAGACTATATCACCACAAAAATAAATGAATTACCTAGACCAAAAGCAGGTGCTGCTGATACGGGGGGAGGACCTTTGGACAATCTTGGTGGGTTTGCTAGGCTAGCCAGCGGGGTATTAGGTGCAGCAGGACAAACTAAAGCAGCAGGATTGATTAATGCAGCAGGCGCAATTAGTGATATCATAAATGGAAAATCAGTTAGCAGAGGGTTTGGTGGCAGCGTAAGTCCTAGCGGTACTGGTACTGAAAATGACAGCCATGTTCCTACTCAAAGTAGTTTTACAGTGACTATAATGCCTGTGTATAGTAGAACTAAAATTAGAGAATTCAGTTTAGCCAAATTCATACAAGGCGGTTATGTAAAGGATGGGTACCTATAATGCCAGCAGTATATTCCAGTTCAAGCCCTTGGTATAATACACCTATTATAAGGGACCAATTAAGTATTTTGAGTATTAGGCCAGTTAGTGCTGAGTCTGATGACTATTTGTATACCATAGAAAGTCAATATGCTTATAGACCAGACTTGTTAGCATTTGACCTATACCAAGATCATAAACTATGGTGGGTGTTTACACAACGTAATCTGGATGTACTTCAAGATCCTATTTTTGACTTTGTAGCAGGTACTCAAATTTACATACCAAAGCCTACAAGTTTGACTAGAGCATTGGGACTATAACATGGGCCTAAGTTTTAAAAATGCAGTAAAAGGTGCTGTAATTGCAGCAGGTGTTAATGCTGCTACAAAAGTTTTAACAGGAACTAGTGCAGCATCCAGTATACAATCTGCACTATCAGGAGCAAGTAACGCTCTTAATAGCATAGGACAAAATTTAAACAATGCCATAAACAATGGATTAGGTCTTCCAGGTGTTCCTAATTTAGGCGGACCAGGTGGTACAGGTGCCACAAATGGTGACTATGCTGTAGATTTTACTGCTGGAAATAATGTAAGTATTACTAACCCTAATGCTGAAAATAAAAATAAAACTCAAATATCGGCCAGTCCACCTTTTCCAAATGAACTACATGATTTTGCTAGTTATAATTGTATTTGGACATTAAGTGCTCTAAGTAGGAGTCATATTAATTTTCCAGACGACAGTTATAAAAAGGGTATAATAGAACCTATAATTTTTAAATCTGGTAGTGGTAAGCCTATGGAAAGAATAGCACTATCCACCTATACTAGTCCTGCTAACCCTGAAGGCAAATATGATTATTTTATAGATAATATAAGAATAAAAGGGGTAACAGGTTTAGATAAAATGACTGGCAATACTAATAGTACTGGTCTTGAATTTAATATTATAGAGCCTTATAGTATAGGTCAATTTTTTCAAAGTCTACAAGTTGCTGCCAGTATTGTAAAATATAAAAATTGGGTGGAGATGCCTTTGTTACTGACTTTAGAGTTTATAGGACATAAAGACCCAAATAATCAAAATTTTAAAAGTATTAGAAAAAAACACTTTCCTATAAAAATTACAGGTATAGAAATGAAAGTAACTGATCGAGGAAGTACTTATAGTTGCCGTGCTATACCATGGAACGAACGTGCCTACAGTAAACAAGTATCTAATATTAAAAATGATATTAATTGTACAGGATCCACAGTACAAGAAATGCTACAAAAAGGTCCGAACAGTTTTCAAAGTGTGTTAAATGACGCATTAGCCAGTCAAGCCATAGCACAAAGTCAAGGTGGTGCTCCTATAGTTCCAGATAGAGTACTAATACTATTTCCTTTAGATATAGCTACTAGTTCAGGCACTGCACAAAGTGATGATACTAGTAATCCTCCTAGTGCCACTACTTCCGGTGCTGGTGGTGGACAAAATAATAAAGGTGTGGCAGAAAGACTAGGTGTTGATATTGAAGGTATCAATTTCGTACAAAATACTAATGTAAGTCCTATTGGTCTAGCAGACATGGGATTTATTGATCAAAATAAACCTGAAGCAGTGTTTGGTAAGGATAATGCTGTTTGGGATCCTGATAAAAAGGTATTTGTCAGAGGTGAAATCACAATATCCAGTAAGGAAGGTACTGCTAAATTTACACAAGGAACTAGTATACCTAATGTAATCAATCAAGTGATATTGGCCAGTGAATATGGTCGTAATGCTCTTGATTCAAAAAACTTTGATAACGATGGTAATGTGAATTGGTGGAGAATAGATACACAAATCTATATGCTAGAAGGTGAAGGAAATATGGCAGAGCATGGTAAATATCCTTTCTTAACAGTATATAGAGTTATTCCACATACTATTCATCATAGTATATTTGTTAAACCTGATCAACCTGCTGCAACGGCATCAATACAAAAAGTACCAATTAAAAAATATGACTACATTTATACTAGTAAAAATATAGACATTTTAGATTTTAGTATTAATTTTAATACTAGTTTTTACACAGCCCTAACAGCAGATGCAGGAAGATTTAATAAGGATATTCAAAATAGAAGTCAACAAGCCAGTGATGCCACTGAAAGTAAACCCGTAATAGAAAATGGTAAACTATCTAATCAACGCATAGACTCGAATGGTAATAAGTATGATGCCAGTGAGGAATATGCAAGTGGTAAGTATGGAAATTTAAAACCAGGTGATACACTGAGTAATATAGTACAAATTAGAAATACAGAAATTAGTCTTAGCAGTAATCAAGGTGGACCTGCTAAAGGTGATGATCCAAGTACTATTGCTGCTCGTCAATTTCATAAGGCTATAAACACTGCTACAGATATGGTTCAACTACAAATGAAGATATTAGGGGATCCTTTTTACTTAGGTGATAGCGGTATGGGCAACTATACAGCAGGAGAAACCAATGTTAAAGGTATGAACTCAGATTGGGCTATAAATTATCAACGTGGACAAGTTTTTATAGAAGTAAATTTTAGAAATCCTATAGATATAAATCATCAAACTGGATTATATGATTTTCCTAAAGGTGAACTATCACCCAGTTTTAGTGGGCTATATCGTGTAGGTCAAGTTGAAAGCACTTTTGATAGAGGAGTTTTTACTCAGTTGCTGAATGTAGTACGTTTACCAAACCAAAAACCAGACGGTGGTCCAAGTGTTCCGCCAGATACTGTGGCCACAAAGGTAAGAGATGGACATAAACCACCTAAACCTATTTCAGGAGTAGTTAGTGATGATGAAAATTCAGGAGAGTGGACCTAATGAGTGAAGAGTCACGTGGTTCGATAGAAAGTGGTAGTAATCTTACAGGACCTTATCTTGCTAAAGTAGTCAGTCACTTAGATCCAAAGTACATGGGTAGTTTGGAAGTACAATTATTAAGACAAGTTGGTAATGCTCCCAAAGCCGAAGGACAATTATATGTTGTAAAATATGCTAGTCCTTTTTGGGGACAAACTGGACTTGAATTTAATAGCCAAGAGAATACCTATGATGGTACACAAAAAAGTTATGGCTTTTGGGCTATACCACCAGATGTAGGCAGCACTGTAATTGTAATTTTTATTGACAGTGATCCTAAACAAGGCTATTGGATAGCATGTACTTTAGATTTAGACATGAATTTTATGACTCCTGGATATGCAAGTACAGGATTTCATGTTGATGGTGAGGAAGAACGTGAACCAGTAGCAGAATATAATAAAAAAATTGATCAACCCCTGCCCAAAGATACTACCAAAGTTAAAAAACCTAAACACAAATATTTTGTGGATCGCTTAAAAGAACAAGGGTTGATGTTAGATGACATAAGAGGTATAACTACAACCAGTGCTAGACGTGAAGTACCTAGCATGGTATTTGGTATTAGTACACCTGGACCTATAGACAAAGATGGTCCAACAGGCAAAGTAGGTAAGGCAGAACATGAAATTACCGGTGCTCCTATAAGCAGATTAGGTGGCAGTAGTTTTGTTATGGATGACGGTGATGACAAGTTTGAACGTAAAACTAATGCTAGTGAAGGACCACCAGATTATGCCACTGTAGAAGATGGTGAAAAAGGTGACAACAAAATACCACATAATGAACTCATACGCATACGTACACGTACTGGGCATCAAATCTTATTACATAACAGTGAAGATCTCATCTATATAGGTAATGCTAGGGGCACAAGTTGGATAGAATTAAGCAGTGATGGTAAAATGGACATATTCTGTGAAGATAGTATCAGTGTGCATACTAAAAATGACTTTAATCTATATGCGGATCGTGATATTAATATGGAAGCAGGACGCAACTTTAATATTAAAGTTAAGGAAGAAATGCATACTCATGTTCTAAAAGATCATATTTTAATGGTTGACGAAAATCAAAAAATACACATTAAAATGAAACGTGATGAAACTATAGAACAAGAATATAAACAAAAGGTTGTAGGTAGAGTTGACATTTATCATAGCAATGCTTTTAGACACTATGCTGCTGATTACTATGATATCAGTGTAGGTGGACACATTTATATGACCAGCGGTGGTACTAACGAAACTAGATCTGGTGGTAATATTATAGAAACAGCACCAAATATACATATGAATGGCCCAGGAGCATCACAGGCCAGTGTAGCAGATGAAGCAGAATTACCCAAATTACTCAAAGTTCACAGTGTTCCAGACCAAGAAGGTAATGAATTATTTCAAACTATTATGCGTAGAGTGCCTATTAAAGAGCCCTGGCAGCATCATGAGAACTTGGATCCTTTAGAATTTAAGCCTGATAAAACTGATAGGGATATTGAAGGAAGAAATGAGGATACAGGCGATTTCTTATTCAAGCCTGAATATTTTAAAAAGTATACAACAAAACTAGATACCTTTGCCAAGAACAAACGTGATTAAATACTAGTATGGCAATTCAAAGATTATATGAAAAAATAGTTGTAAAAGGTAATCCACCTAAAGATTTACCACCTCTACCAAGGACTTATAGGGGATTCAGTACTATAAGTGAGGATAGCGAAAACTATAGTTTATATGATATGAGCCTTATAAAACAGGATATAATTAACCATTTTCACATAAAACAAGGTGAAAAACTCAGTGATCCCACCTTTGGCACTATTATTTGGGACTGTATTTTTGAACCTATGACTGAAGATTTAAAAGAATTAATAATAAAAGATGTAGAAAGAATTATTAATTATGACCCAAGAGTTACAGCAGATGAAGTTGTCATCACAGCATATGAATCAGGGATTCAAATTGAATGTCAACTAACTTATTCACCTTATAACGTGAGTGAAGTATTACGTTTTAGATTTGATCAAAGTGCAGGGCTAACTGGTTAAACTAGCAGTTTTAAATTGCAAATAAATATTGCGATAAGGATAATATATGTCATCTACTGATAGACAAAATAGATTACTAGTAGCCGAAGACTGGCGTAGAATATATCAAAGTTTTCGTAATGCTGATTTTCAAAGTTATGATTTTGAAAATTTACGCAGAGTAATGATTGACTATTTGAGACAAAATTACCCAGAAGATTTTAACGATTATATAGAAAGCAGTGAATATCTTGCTCTAATAGATATGATTGCTTTTTTAGGACAAAGTATAGCATTTCGTGTAGATCTTAATGCTAGAGAAAACTTCTTAGAACTTGCTGAACGTAGGGAAAGTATACTAAGACTAGCACGTACATTGAGTTATAATGCCAAAAGAAATATAGCTGCTAATGGGTTATTAAAATGGCAAAGTGTCACTACTACGGAAACTGTAATTGATAGTAATGGTAGAAACTTAGCAGGACAAGAAATTTTATGGAATGACCCTAGCAACAATGAGTGGTTCGATCAATTCATAAGAGTAATTAATAGTGCTATGCCTATCACTGCCCAATTTGGATCTCCAAATAATAAGGCTGTGGTTTATAGTATTCCTACAGAACAATATAGAATACAAACTACTGGAACTACTATACCAGTTTATGGATTTAATAAAACTGTTGATGGTAGAACTATGCAGTTTGAAATTACCAGTACTATAATTAAAGATGGCAAGGACATTGTAGAAGATCCCCCATTAGGTGGAAACAACTTAAGTTTTATCTATAGAGATGATGGTAAAGGTAGTGCAAGTACAGCCAACGGATTTTTCAGTCATTTTAGACAAGGTACTTTACAGACTGGTTCATTTACTATCGACCAGCCAAGTACTAATGAAATTATAGATATTGATGCAGTGAACATCAATGATACAGATGTTTGGCTCTATAAATTAGACTCAAGAGGTGTAGAAATGGAATATTGGGCCCAGGTGCCTAATTTTGAGGCTAATAATGTAATTTACAATAGTTTAGATAAAAATATAAGAAACATATACAGCGTAATTACAAGAGTAAATGATAGGGTTAGTGTTGCATTTAGTGATGGCACTTTTGGTAATTTACCTTTAGGAACTTTTAGAATATACTATAGAACTAGCAACGCTTTATCTTACATAATTAATCCTAAAGATATGCGTAGTGTTACTATTGACGTTCCCTATTTTAGTAATAGTGGTCAATTAGAAGTTCTTAGCATTGCAATGAATTTACAAACATCAGTTAGTAATAGTGCTGGTCCTGAATCTAATGAACAAATTAAATTAAAAGCACCAAGTACTTATTATACTCAAAATAGAATGATAACTGGTGAGGACTATAATTTAAGTCCTCTTAGTGTTAACCAAGATATACTAAAAGTTAAAGCAATTAATAGAAGTAGCAGTGGTATTAGTAGATATTTTGATTTAATAGATCCTACTGGAAAGTATAGTAGTACAAATTTGTTTAGTGATGATGGTATAATCTACAAAGAAGAGTTTGAAGATACTTATAAATTTAGTTACTCTACTACTGTGGATATTGAAGGTATAATTTATAATAAAATTTTACCTATTCTAAAAGAAACTAGTATAAGAAATTATTATTATAATAAGTTTAGTAGAATAAGAATTGGTACTGATTTAAATTATAAATGGGTCCAAAAAACATCAAGTTCAAATGAAAGTACTGGATATCTTACAGATGCCAGTAATAATATTGTAGGCTACGATGTTACGACCATATTAAGGAATTTAGAAGTTGGCTCCATATTAAAATTCATACCACCAACAGGAAAATATTTTAATAAAAATAAAGGTAATATTTTAGAAACAGTATCAGAAAATACACCTTATGCTTGTGAATATGTATGGGCCAAAGTAATAAGTGTTAGTGAAAATGGCAGTGTAGCAGAATTAACGGATGGTACTGGACCAATAAAACTCAGTAATGAAATACCATCAAATGCTATTTTAGAACAAATTATCCCTAGTTGGAAAACTAATTTAACAGATACTATAATTAGTACAATGGTTAATTTAATATTTTCAAATAAACCATTTGGACTGAGATATGATGTACCTACTAAATCATGGAAAATTATATTTGAAAATGATTTAAACATAGTTAGTAGCTTTAATATAGGTAAAGCAGGGGACACAACTAATCAAAAATTAGACGCTAGTTGGTTATTACTTTTTACAACTAATAGCGAATTTTATACTGTAACTTCTAGAAGACTTAGGTATATTTTTGAAAGTGATAAAAAAGTTAGATTTTATTTTGACAGCACAAATAAGGTATTTGATACAAGATCAAATACAATTGTAAAGGATAAGATCAAACTCCTATCAATCAATAATAAACCAAACTCCACTAAATCATTTACTTACGATTTGGAGTGGGAAATAATCAATGATTTTATTGGTTCTGATGGCTATGTTGACAATAAAAAAATAGAATTAAGTTTTTTCGATAGCAATGATGACGGAGTTGTTGATGATCCTGATTTATTTGATACACTAGTTGTACCTTACTATACTGTATGGAATGCAACATCCACATATTCTAAAGATGATTTTGTACTGTATAATAATAACATATATATTAGTCAAATAGATAATAATCTAAACAACGAACCAGTATTAAAAATTGGTCTAGTATCCATAGTAAATAATTCTAAATGGAAATTAGACTATGGTAATTTTGTTGTATTAGAAAAGTATGAAACTCTAACAGGTCAATATGATTACAGATACACAAGTAGTTCAAATATTATTATTTTTGAAACTGAATCACAAGCACCTTTAAGCAGCAGTGATGGTCAATATTATTATTTTATTGACAATAATACAGTGGCCAAATATAGTACAAAAGAAGGTAGATTGGTTTATAATTTAGATTATAAAGTGTTTTTAGGAAGATCTGATCTTAAGTTTCAATATGTTCATAGTGCAGATTATGAAACAAGATTAGATCCTGGTCAAACAAATATTATTGATCTTTATGTACTGACAAGAAATTATGATTTAGAATTTAGAAGATGGCTAGCAGGTTCTTTAGATACAGAACCATTACCACCTAGTAGTGATCAATTAAGTATCACAATGAGTTCATCATTAAATTCTATTAAGGCAATGAGTGATGAAATCGTTTATCATTCAGTAAAATATAAAGTTTTATTTGGGCCACAAGCCAATCCTAATTTACGTGCTATTTTTAAATTAGTAAAAAATTCAGAACAAACTATTAGTGATAATGAAATAAAAGCAAAAGTTTTGGCTGCAATTAATGAATTTTTTACTGTTGAAAATTGGGATTTTGGGGATAGTTTTTATTTTAGTGAATTAGTCACGTACATAATGAATAGAGTGGTTCCTTATCTTGTTAATGTAGTAATAGTGCCCCGTCAAAGTAATTTAAAATTTGGAAGTTTATTTGAAATTACTAGTGAAAGTGATCAAATTTTTATAAATGGTACTACAAGTGATGATATTGAAGTCATAGATACACTTACAGCCAGTCAACTTAATGCTGAAGGTGCAATATCAATTAGTTCAAATATTGTAAGTCAACAAAGAATTATAAGTGGATTAGGGAATTATTAATGGAAGAGTTTGGAGTTCCTATTGATGGTAATGAAAAAAGAAAATCAGAAAGATTTCTACCAAGATTTTTCAGATCTGATTCTAACAAAAAATTCCTTGCTGCAACTGTAGATAATTTAATTCAAAATGGAACTGTACGGCGTCTTAATGGTTACATTGGTAGACAAAATGCTAAGTCTGTAACAAAATCAGATGTATTTTTGCAAGCACCCTTAAAAGATAGACAAGATTATCAACTAGAACCATCTTTAGTTTCTCAAGATAATCTAGGAAATATAAACTTTTTTAAGGACTACTTGGATTATATCAATACCATTAATGTATTAGGTGGAATTACTGATAATCATCAAAGACTTAATCAACAAGAGATGTATAGTTGGGAACCTCATATTGATTGGGATAAAATTGTAAACTACTTACAGTATTATTGGTTACCTTTTGGTCCTGATATTGTACCTGTTAGTGGAACAAAAATACTTAATACCGTTAGTACCTATACAATTACCACAGTAGATGAAGGCGATAATTTTGCTTATCTCTTTAGCCCAGATGGATTAACAAGAAATCCAGTACTAAAATTATATAGAGGTGAAACTTATAAGTTTGATATATCTTCATTGACGGAGCCATTTAGTATTAAGACTGATAGAGTTACTGGGTCCGAATTTAGATATCTAGAAGGAATAGATAATTTTGCTGTAACTGAAGGTGTAATAACTTTTCAAGTTCCTATGGATGCTCCAGATGTCTTATATTATGTTAGTGAAAATAATATTGATACAAGTGGTATAATAAAAATATTTGATATAATTGAAAATACTAAAATTAATGTTGAAGAAGAATTTATAGGAAAGAAAAATTTTAGTTTGAGTAACGGTATTAGTCTAACAAACGGCATGAAGATTAAGTTTGTAGGACAAGTGACACCAAAAGAATATGAAGATGAAATATTTTATGTTGAAGGTGTAGGTGAGTCAATACAATTAATTAGAGAAAAAAGTTTAGAACTAGCCGCAACTTACACAGAAAATTTTACTGTGAACTTTGATGAATCTAATTTTGATCAATTACCATACAGCGAAGTAAAGTATGCTGCTCTTAAAAAAGATTATATAACAATTAATAGAGCAAGTAGAGATCGTAACCCTTGGAGTAGGTACAATAGATGGTTTCATCAAGATGTCATAGTAAAAACTGCTGAAATTTTAGGAAAACAGCCAATATTTGATCAAGCACAAAGGGGCACAAGACCGATAATTGAATTTAAACCTAATATTAAATTATTTAATTTTGGATCTTTTAGTAAAAAGAATGTAGATTTAGTTGATAATTTTACTAAAGATGCATTTAGTACTGTAGAAGGTGCTTTAGGTTTTTATATAGATGGTGTAGAACTAGTAAGCGGTCATAGAGTAATCTTTAATGCAGATAAAGATATACTGGTTAAAAACAGAGTTTATAAAGTAGAATTTCTGAATTTATACGATGAAGATACAGGAGTAACTTCAAGAAGAATACATTTAGCATTAGAACCAGATACTGAGCCTATGTTAAATGAATGTGCATTGGTCATGTTAGGAAACCAATATGCCGGTCAGATGTTTTGGTTTGATGGCAGCGATTGGATCTTTGCCCAAACTAAATCCTCAGTAAATCAAAGTCCATTTTTTGATCTATTTGATCAAGACAGTATTTCTTTAAATGATAATTTTAAATATACTGGTTCAACTTTTAAAGGAACAAAAATATTTTCTTATTCACAAAATTCAGGAACACAGGATAAGGAACTTGGCTTTGCACTTAGTTATAAGAATATCAATAATATAGGCGATATTTTATTTAATTTTGATTTAAGTGATCAAACTTATCAATACAAAGTTAATGAATCTATTGTTGTAGAAAATATTGATAATAAATTTCTAAAAGTTTTCTCCCCAGTAGGAGAAGAAAAACTAGTAAATGGATGGACTAAGTGCAGAATAGAAAATACACAACCTATTATAAGAATATACAATGATAATACTAGGAATGAATTTTTAATTGATGTTTATGATGATATTAATAATTTAGATGACTTAATTGTAAAAGTTTATATTAATGGTATAAGATTAGATAAAAAATATTACAATGTTCTAAACGATATTGAATATAAAATTGTTATACTTGATAATGATATTTTAGAATCTGATATTGTATCAATAAAATGTTATGCTAAACAGAGAAAGAACAACAATGGTCACTATGAATTTCCGTTAAATTTTCAAAATAATCCTGAAAATAATAAAATTAGAAATTTTACTTTAGGTGAAATTATTGATCATGTTGACTCAATAATTGATCATTTGCCTAACTTTGAGGGAATATATCCAGGTAGTGGAAATTTAAGAGATATATCTAATTTAAGCAGTTTTGGAACTAAGTTCGTACAACACAGTGGAAGTTTAAATTTAAGTTTATATCATTTAACTGATAAAAATGCCAGTATTGTAAAAAGCATTGATCAGGCTAGAGACGATTATGGTAAATTTAAAAGAAGTTTTTTATACAATATCACTAATGTAAATGAAACTCTGTTAGTTAGAGAAATAATTGACGAAGTTTTAGACATAGTTAATAAAGGAAAAACAAAACAAAGTCCTTATTATTTTAGTGACATGATAGGATATGGTGCTAAAAGTGTTTTTAATTTTACAGTAAAAGATCCTAAAACAGAAAAATATCCTTTGTCAAGCAATTTTACTCTAAAAGAAATCAGTCCAAAAAGTTTATATGTGTACTTAAATGAAGTACAATTAGTTCATGACAGAGATTACATATTTACAGGTGATGGATTTGTTAGAATTACTGCTTTAAAAAACGAAAATGATCTAATAACCTTAGTAGAATATGAAAGAACAGATGGTTGTTTTATACCATCTACTCCTACAAGTTTAGGAATGTATCCAAAATATGAACCTAAAAAGTATTTAGATACTACATTAATTGAGCCAAGAAATGTAATACAAGGACATGATGGCAGTATCATATTAGCATATGATGACAATAGAGATGATTTAATTTTAGAATTAGAAAAAAGAATTTTTAACAATATTAAAGTTGAATATGATCCTAAATTATTTGATATTTACGACTATATACCTGGTATAAACAGAAACACAGCCTACAGTTTCCAAGAATTTAATAAAATATTATCACCTAACTTTTTTAAATGGACTACATTAATTGATACTGATTATACTAAACAGTTACTTTTTTTAAATTCTAATCCTTTTACCTACAATTACAATGAGGCTGTAAACAATGATGGCGATAGTTTACAAGGTTTTTGGAGAGGTATTTACAAATGGTATTATGATACAGATCGTATACATATTTGTCCATGGGAAAGTTTAGGGTTTAGTATAAAACCAAGTTGGTGGGATCAAGTTTATGGCCCTGCACCATATACCAATAACAATTTAATTCTATGGAACGATTTAAAAGATGCTATAGTAAGAGAGCCAAATAAACCTATTAAAAAACATCCTAAATTTATAAGACCACACTTAGTAAATATTCCTGTAGACGAAATTGGTAATTTATTAAATCCTATAGAAACTAATATCACTTCCAGTATCTTTAATATAAAAACTGATAAAGGGTTTATATTTGGGGATCAAGGACCTGTAGAAAACACTTGGCGTAGAAGTAGTTACTATGCATTCAGTTTAATTAAAACAATTTTACTAATGCAGCCAAATAAAGTTTTTGCATTATTATATGATAGATCTAAAATTATAAGAAATCAAGCAGATCAACTTGTTTATAAAGATACAGGACTACGTTTAAGACTTAAGGATATTTTAACAACAAGTATATTTTCTGATAATTCAAGAGTACAAACATCTGGATTAGTTAATTATGTTACAGATTATTTGATTAGTGATAATACCAATGCAATTAATCAATATAGATATGATTTAAAAAACTTAACTAACAAATTAAGTCATAGATTGGGAGGATTTAGTAGTAGAGAAAAATTTAATTTAATTTTAGATAGTAAGAGCGTAAGTTCATCATCTGGGGTATTTGTTCCGAAAGAAAATTATAAGATTTTCTTAAATTCAAGTTCTCCTATTAAAAAGTTATTCTATAGTGGTGTTATAATAACTAAACTCTTAACTAAAAGTGGATTGGGTTATGAAATAAAAGGATATAGTCAAACACAACCTTATTTTTACTATTATTCATGGGACAAACCTGGGTATAATATTAATGTTGGTGGAATTAGTGAGAGTTATATCGAGTGGAATTCTAATCAAAGATATGTAGCAGGTAATATAGTAAAAATTAATAATTTATTTTATAGAGTCAAAATAAGTCATACTAGTAGCACATTACCAAGTTATGATTTATTACAAAAGATACCTGAATTGCCTATAGTTGGTGGACGTGATGCTAACTTAAGATCATCGTTCATTAAAGAATCTGTAATGTTAAACTATGGTACTATATTGTTAAGTATTCAAGAGGTAGTAGACTTTTTACAAGGTTATGGCGAATATTTAAAAGATCAAGGATTTGAATTTGATGAATTTAACACAAATTTAAAAGTAATAACTAATTGGGATACAAGTATAAAAGAATTTTTATTTTGGACTACACAAAATTGGAGTTCAGGAGTTGATCAATATACTGAATGGGAATCAGATAAAAGTTATAAAGAAGATAATATAGTTTACTACGAAGGCGAATTTTATCGTGCTATAAGAGACCATATAACTTCCTCATTTTTTGATATTAATTATTATATTAAATTAAATGAATTAAACTCTAGTGGTGCAGCAGCAATTTCATTAAGTCCTAGTGCCTTAAAAATTAACTTAAATCTTTCATATAGTGTAGTAGATGATCTTAGAGAAACTAATAATGTTTATGAAATTTTTAGTGCTGATGGTGTCAAATATGATCCTCAATTACTAAGTTACGTTAGATATGATAATAAGTTTAGTCTATATCCTAAAACTGAAACTGGAATATATGGTGCAGCAATTTACCTAGTTCAAAAAGAGCATGTATTGATTATTGATAATACAAGTCAATTTAATGACATAATTTATAATCTTGAAACAGGGTATAGACAAGAAAAAATAAGAATTGCGGGGTATAAGACTATCGATTGGAATGGAAGTTTTGATGCCCCAGGATTTATCTATGACCAATCTATAATTAAAGAATGGATTCCTTGGACAGATTATAGTCTTGGTGATATCATTAAGTATAAAGAATTTTATTATACTGCAAATGAAACGATACCTGGATCAGAGGAATTTGATAATAATTACTGGATAAGAATAGAGGATAAGCCTGAATCTAGCCTGCTTCCTAATTGGGATTATAAGGCTCTTCAATTCACTGATTTTTATGACTTAGACAGTGATAACTTTGATATTAACCAACAAAGAATAGCGCAACATTTAATTGGTTATCAAAAAAGACAATATTTAGAAAATATTATTAAAAATGATGTTAGCGAATTTAAGTTTTATCAAGGAATGATTACTGAAAAAGGTACTGTAAATAGTTTAAACAAACTTTTTGATGTACTAAGTGCTAATAATACTGATAGTATTGACTTTATTGAAGAATGGGCTGTTAGAGTTGGAGAATATGGAGCAAGTGATGCATTTGAAGAAGTTGAATTTGTCTTAGATGAATCACAATTTAAAATAGAACCGCAAGCATTAGAATTAGTACCAACTATTAATAATGCTCTTACTGACTATGTTATACGACAAACTAAGAACGATGTATATTTAAAACCAAAAAATTATTCTGATAATATATGGCCTGTGAATGAAAATTATAGGCCATTTCTAAAAACACCAGGATTTTGTAGATTAGACATGGTAAAATATGCTTTAGACAAAAAAGATGATATTTTACTAGTAGATCCTTTGATTTTAGAAGATGGTGATTATATATGGTGTGCATTTGAAAATAAGATCAATGAGTTTAAAGATGATTGGTCAATATATAGGGTAAATCATTTAGATTTAGTAATAACAAATATAGTAAATGTTAACAAAAGAACGCAAGTTACTTTCAATATTAATCCTAAACTAATGGTAAACGATATAATAATTTTCAAAAATAATCAAGGCATTGGAGTTATAGAAAAAGTTGTTCAAGTTAATGATAAAGTTGTACAATTTAATTTAATTTCTAAAATTGAAGTACCTGGAATTGCACCACTTAAAACCTTTAAAATAGCAAAATATAGATTTGAAAATATTGATCAATTAGAAGTCCCTAAATATATTAGACCAGTAACTGAACTTTGGCCTTATGGTGAAATAGTTTGGTTTAATAACAATAGCGATCATATAATATGGCAAAACTTACCAGTATATTCTCAAAAAGAAATATCAGATTCTATATTAACAATTGGATCTAGACTGGGACAATATGTTTGTATCAGTAAAGATGCTAACATATTACTAATTTCATCTAATAATCAAGTAAGAGTCTATAAAAAAAGTAATCTAAACTGGATAAAATCACAGGTCATAGAAGATTCTAATACAACAAATTTTGGTAAATCCTTATCTATATCAGAAGATAATACCTTAATTGCCATAGGTTGTAATTTAAATTCTAATGGATGTGTTAAAATATACAAATTATCTATAACAGGTGATTATGATTTAAGACAATCTCTTGTTAATCCTGAACAAGTTTATACTAATACACCAATCTTAGATAATTTTTATGGATACAAAATAAGATTTACAAAAAAGCAAGTAGGAGAAAGTTACCAATATAGTTTGTTTATAAGTTCTACCAATGGAGTAAGCATTTCTGGTAAAATTTACATATACGATGCTACATTATCCGATATTAACCTTAGCACTAACCAAATACCATTTCAAATATTTGATAGACTAGAACCTAGTGACTGTGATGAAGAACCGTTTGCATATGATTTTGATGTTAATAAAGATGGATCTATACTGGTTTTAAGTGCATGTTTAAATGATGGCGGTAAAGTTTACGCTTATGAAAGAAAAGTTGATTTTTATCAAAGACAACAAATATTAGACTTGCCAGGACGCACTGAACGTTTTGGCTTTGCAATGGCAATTTCAGACAGTGGTGAACTTCTAGCAATATCTAGCACATATGAAACTGTTGATTATACTAATCAAGGTAGAGTAAGAATTTATAAAACTGAAAATGCATTAGATGATTCAACCGTCCCGCCTGTAAACTATACATTGTTACAAACAATTGATAATAGAAATGCAGAATCAGATGAAGTGTTAGGTGAACAATATGGTTATTATCTAAAATTTGCCAACGATGAAAAAACATTGGTAATTTTTAGTAAGTACGGAGATAGTAGTAAGGATCTATTAATAGGTGAGGATTCTAGTAGAATTAACAGAGATTCTGGACGTATTGATGTATATGATAGATATATTACTAAGTATATATTCTCAGAATCGTTACCTACCCCAAACTCAATAGAAGAATACGGTATAGGGTTTGATGCTTGTAATAATAATATTATAATTGGTGCTCCTGCTGCAAATTCTATCGGCAAAGTTTATGTGTATTCAAAGAAAAATAACGAATATAGTTGGCGCCTTTATTTAGAACAACAACCTAAAATTGACATTAATGGTTTTAAGAAGATATTTTTATATAATAAAAAGACAAGTCAACTTGTATCATATGTAGATATAATAGATCCAGTACAGGGTAAAATTGCAGGAGTTGCTGAACAAGAAATAAAATACAAAACATACTACGATCCAGCAATTTATAATTTTCAAACTAACTCAAATACTATAAAAGTTAATATAGATGATGGTATGAATTGGTTAGATAAACACGTAGGTATGTTATGGTGGGATTTAAGAAGGGCCAAGTTCCTAGATAGCACTATGGGTGATGTAACCTTTAGGAATTTTACTTGGAATTCTTTATACCCAACTGCTAGCATAGATATTTATGAATGGGTAGAATCTAGATATACCCCTGATCAATGGGATACACTATCAGGCACAGAAGAAGGATTCACTAGAAATATAAGCGGAACTAGTCTTTACGGAAATAAAATTTATAGTGTAAAAAGAAAATTTGATTCTATAAGTAAAACATTCAGCAATGTGTACTATTTTTGGGTAAAAAATAAAAAAATAACCCCAGCAGTAAATGGTAGAAAAGTAAATGCAGTTGATATAACTGGTCAAATAGCCAATCCAATTAACTATGGTATCAAATACATACAATTTTTAAGTCCTAATTCGTTTGGGTTAGCCAACGTATATAATGTTGTAGAAGATAAAAATGTTGTTCTAAGTGTTCAATATTGGACTGTACCTGAAAAAGAAAAACTTATTATTCATAATGAATGGAAAATTATAAGTGAAAATGAAAAAACTAAAATTCCTACTGAATTAGAAAGGAAATGGTTTGATAGTTTGATTGGATCAGATGAAAATGGGTATACTGTACCTGATATAAATCTTAGCCCTAAACAAAAGTATGGTGTTAAGTTTAAACCTAGACAAAGCATGTTCATTAATAGAATAGAAGCAGTAAAACAATTTATTGAAAGATTTAATTACGAAATAAAAAATATTCAAATTGATAATCTAGACTTAAGTGATTTCTTTAAAAAAGACGAAATACCAAACAGTATCTATGGGCTATACGACTATATTATTGATACCGAAGATGAATTACAATTTATAAGTGCAGAATCACACAGACAAGCATTTATAAAACCAATTATAAAAAGTGGTAAAATTATAGATGTTGAATTTACTAATCGTGGATTAAATTATAAATTTGCTCCTGAAATAAAAATAACTGGATTAGGAAAAGATGCTGTTCTAAAAAGCGAAATTAATGATCAGGGCATAATCATTAAAATTATTATAGTAAATCCTGGTCAAGGATATGATATTAATTCAACCAGTCTAACTATTAGACCTTTGACTGCATTAGTTAGAACCAATGAATCTAATTTATGGTCAATGTTTTCATATAATTCTAATAGTAGAACTTGGACTAAAATTAAAACTCAGGAATATGATGTAACTAACTTTTGGAATTATGTAGATTGGTATAGTGATGGATATAACCAATTTACTAAAGTTGACTATATTATTAATGCTACTTATGAACTTTTCACATTAAATGTAAATATAGGTCAGTTGGTTAAAGTTAACAATCCTGGTTCAGATTGGTTATTGCTACAAAAATATTCAGATACCATTGACATTGACTATACTAGATCATATAAAGTTATTGGTAGACAAAATGGGAGCATACAATTAAGTGCAAAATTTTATGATTACCCTTTAACTAGTTTAGGTTTTGATGGATCATTATATGACATTAATTTATATGATGGGTTTGGTTCTATAGAATTTAGAATAATTTTAAACAGTCTTAAAAACAAACTATTAGTTGATGATCGTAGACAAATTTATCTTAAATTATTCTTTGTTACATTAAGATATGTGTTATCAGAACAGTTATTTGTAGATTGGATTAGTAAAACTAGTTTTATTAAAGCACTGCATAATGTAGGATCTTTACGTCAAAAAATTAATTATAATAGCGATAATTTACCTGATTTTGAAAAATATATTCAAGAAGTAAAGCCATATAGATCAAAAATTAGAGAATTTACCAGTATATACTCTAATATAGAAAATAGTCAAAGTCTAATTACAGATTTTGACTTGCCTTCATATCTTAAAGATTTAAAAATACAGGCATTATCTACTAATTTTCAAAATAGTCTAGTAACTGTTAACGACTTAGACTTAGTAAATCAAGAACCTTGGAAATCATGGTATTCAAACATCGGCTTTAATATAACTGAAATTAAAATAAGTGATTCTGGTAGTGGCTACTTAAACCGACCTATAATAGAATTTGAAGGACCTTGTACTAGACCTGCAAAAGCGAGAGCATTTATCGTAAAAGGATCCATAGCAAAAATAGAAATACTTGATCAAGGAGAAGGATACTTTATACCACCTAAAGTGATCATTAACAGTAATATATCTAAAGATGGAACTATAGCCAAAGCATATGCTGTAATAGGTAGTAATCTTATTAGAACAAATAAAATTTCTATGAAATTTGATAGATATTTAAAAGAAAAGTTTGAAGATATTAGACCTATAACTATAGAAGACACATTTGAAGGCAACAATGTTCAAACAATATTTAGGCTAAGATATAAACCCAATTTAAATTCCAACACCGTTGTTGTAAAAATAAATGAGCAAGACCAAGTTATTGGATCTTTTAATATTAACCCCCTGACTAGTTTAAGCAGAGGATTTACAGAATACTATGCTGAAATAGTATTTGTAGAACCACCTGACGATAATAGCATTATTAAAGTTACATACCAAAAAGATTTTGTACATCTTAATGCTCTAGAAAGAATATATCATTATTATGACCCTCAATCAGGTATGATTGGCCGTGATTTTGCACAACTAATGAACGGTATTGATTATGGTGGTGTCAATATAATAGGTGTAGGATTTGAAAAACCAAATAGTTGGGACGGAGTTTATGGTTGGGGAGAGAAAGCATGGGATGCTTCAGTACCTACAGATGACGAAATCTACGATACTATTATTGACGGTGGAAATTTAAATGCTAGCAGTGCCTATAGAACAGCCAGTGGTTTACGTGCAGATGACATTATTATAGATGGTGACGGATTTATAACTCCTAATACAAGTCCTGCCCCAGAAGAAATGTTACCAGGACACGTAGTTGATAGTGTAGCAATTACAGTTTTTGAAAGATCATTAACAACAAGTTCTAACATAACTAGCAATAACTTTGTTAGTGATGGAGTTAATAAGTCTTTCAAAATTAGTCAATATCCCAATAATAAAAATGCTATAATTGTCAAAATTAACAATCATATACTAAAACCAAATATAGATTATAAGTTTAACTATGACAACTTAATAGTAATATTAAATGATCCAGCACCTATTAGCAGTGTAATAAGTGTTACGAGTTTAGGTTTTAATGGTGAAAATCTATTAATAAATGATTTACAAGTAGTCTCTGAAAACACAAATACTATAATAACGGATGTTGATTGGCAAGAAAATATTGTTGCATATACCTTAGTATCTGGTGATATAACCAATCATGAACTATTTAGAACTGAAAATTTACAAACTTTAGACAACAAAATAGGAATTAGATTTCCATTTGAATTAGAAATAGGACAAGTAGTAAATTATTCAATATTTTTAGGGGATACATTAAATCAAAGTATAGTTAGTAGAGAAACTATTGTAAGTAATGGTACTAGTAAAAAGTATTATCTCAATAATCCAGTTGGTAAAAAAATACCGTTAGATCCTAATACTATTGTTAGAATTAATGATATTATATTAAATTCTACTGATTCTTTCAAATATACCTTAAGTAACAATAATTTAGTATACGATATACCGGCAGGTAAAGCTGATATTGATATCTATTCACTTAATGATTACATAATTTACATTAATGGAGAACAAGTTGAATTAGGTATTGGGTATACGTTGGATTTAATTAATTCAAAACTGAATATTAAAACCAATTATTATAAAGATCAAGCAGAAGTTATTGTAACAGTAATTAAAGATGCTGATTATTTTATAAGAACTGATACAGATGGTACTTATATTCAATTTAAATCGGCTTACACTGCTGGTTCTGAGATAGAAGTTATTGCTATGTTTAATCACGATATTTTAAACATAGAAAGAAAGTACTATATTATTGAGCCAAAACTTAATAACTTTTTTAATAGTGTATATTATTTGAGTTTAGTTCAAATTAGTGCTGGAATATTTACTTTTGATAGAGAAGTTTTAGACAGTAGTTATATTTGGGTAACAAAAAATAAAAAACTATTAACACCAAATATTGATTATATTCTACTTGACGACAAAAAAAGCATTAGAATCGCTGGTCAACCGAGCCCTACAGATAAGTTTGGCATTATAACTTTTAGCGGTAATGTAGTTAGAAACCCAGTAAGTTTTATGAAGTTTAAAGATATGTTGAATAGATTCCATTATAAGCGTATTACTAGAAATAGAACTACTAATTTAGAAGTAGATTTACACTATAATGATAAAGAATTATTTGTAGAAGATCCAAGTAAAATTAATAATGCACCAGGGGTACTATATGTTAATGGTGAAAGAATTGAATATTACTTTAGAGTAGGCAATAGAATTGGACAACTTAGAAGAGGCACTTATGGAACTGGTGTACCTACCGTGCATAAAAAGTTTACCAAAGTTTATGATATAGGTGATTCTGAGACTGTACCATATGAAGATGAGGATATTATATATCGTATAAGTGATGTTGATTTTAATGATTCAACTAAGACTATTACTATACCTTTTGTAGCAAATAAAAACAACATAGAAGTTTTTATTGGTACTCGCAGACTAAAGAAAAATCAATATATCTTACATAATAAAGATGTGCATCCAGAAAGCCCAGAAGGTGATGAGGTACAATTGGCAGAATTCACTACTGACGGCATAAATCATGGCACAACAAGTAATAGAATTGGGTATGTTGTATTAAAAGAAATGCCTTTGCCTAATATACCTATTACTGTTGTTATTAAAAAATTAACTTATTGGGGAGATCCTGATAAAAGTTTGTCAGAATCTAATAATAAAGTGGCATATTTCTTAAAATATAATGTTGAAAATATAGTAGGAACAGAATTAAGTGCTGATAGCGGATTATATTCTGCTGATTCAGATGATATAATCATGGATGAGGAATAAAAATGGCTAAACAAACGATCAATGTAGGTACTAGACCCAATGATGGTAGTGGGGATACTCTAAGACGGGCCGCCATTAAAATTAATGAAAACTTTACCGAAGTCTATGACAGTATACAAAATATACAATTTCAGCAAGGTGTACAAGGTATACAAGGACGTCAAGGAACACCTGGTAGTGCTGGTTCTAATGGTAGACAAGGTACACAGGGTATACAAGGGCGTCAAGGTCTACAAGGAAATGATGGTGTAGGTATCCAAGGTGCCCAAGGTGCTGATGGATACTTAGGTGCCGATGGAGTACAAGGATCACAAGGAGTACAAGGTCCAGCAGGTGATCCAAGTTTAGGTAGTGGCACTCAAGGTACTACAGGTAGTCAAGGTACAAATGGTACACAAGGACTTCAAGGTGGTCAAGGCGCCCAAGGATTATCAGGAGGTGCTACCTTTACTGTTAATAATTCTGGAAGTGGTGCGTATGTAATTAATGGATCCAATAATCCTACTCTTAATCTTATAAGGGGATTTACCTATTATTTTTCTATATCTGCTAGTGGTCATCCATTTTGGATTAAAACTACTCAAACTACTGGTACAGGTAACCAATACAACACTGGAGTAACCAATAATGGTACTGCTAATGGTACCATTACATTTGTTGTACCTTATGATGCACCAAATACATTATATTATAATTGCGAATTACATGGGTCAATGGCAGGTACTATTAATATCAGTAATCTTGGTCCCACAGGTGCACAGGGAACACAGGGCCTACAAGGACCTCAAGGTGTACAAGGTAGTCAAGGATTACAAGGTGATTTTGGAGCACAAGGTCCAGTAGGACCAATAGGTACAACTGGTTTTCAAGGTGTACAAGGGCGTCAAGGTACACAGGCTGCACAAGGATTACCAGGAGCAGATGGTATTCAAGGTAGTACTGGTACACAAGGTAGTACTGGTACACAAGGTAGTACTGGAACAACTGGTACTGGATTTGTAGGAAGTAGAACTACACTAAGTCTTAATACTGGCAGCATTAATGATGGAGCAGCAGTAAATTTAGAATTTACTGGATTTAAAGGATATGTCCTATACAAAATTACTACAACTCATGCAGCATGGGTAAGGATTTATACTACAACTTCAAATAGAAGCGCAGATGTAGGTCGTGCTCAAGGCGCCGATCCTAGTTATGATGCAGGTGTTATAACAGAAGTTATCACAACTGGTGATCAAACAGTTGTTATGGCTCCTGCTATTTTTGGGTTTAATGATGAAGCAACACCCACCACAAATATACCAGTAAGCGTAAAGAATATAAGTGGCAGTAATAATAATATCATAGTAAGTTTAACTGTATTGCAGGCGGAACAATGAGCGATCAAAGAGAATATGTAGTTACATTAAAAAGATTTGAGGATCTAGAAAGTTTTTATGATGATATGGAAACTCCTGGTGGGGATTTATACATACCAGATAGAGAAGTTGATATAGCATTACGTAGACCAATCAGTCGTAGTACGCATTATATGCTGACTTATGAAGAAGCAGACCTTCTTAAGAATGATCCAAGAGTATTAAGTGTTGAACTAACACCAAGAGATTTAGGTATAATAGTTAAGCCCTTGTGGACTCAAACCAGTAGTTACTGGGATAAGTCTGGGATAAATGATAGTAATTATAAAAATTGGGGGTTATTACGTTGTTTAGAAGGTGCTCAAAGAAGTAATTGGGGTAGTAATGGTACTGCTACTCAAACAGCAACAATAACAGCCAATGCAGAAGGACGCAATGTAGACGTGGTAATAGTCGATGGATTTATAAATCCTGATCATCCTGAAATGTCCGTAAATAGTGATGGAAGTGGCGGCACTAAGGTAATTCAATACAATTGGTTTCAACATGCATCAACAGTTGGAGATACTGATAATATTGGAAACACTTATGTATATGGTCCTTATAGTGGCGCCGATAATAATCATGGTATGCATGTTGCTGGCACTGTAGCAGGTAATACACAAGGTTGGGCTAGAAAAGCCAACATCTACAATATTAATCCTTATTCTACGGATCCTAATGGTATCAATTCACTGTTTATATTCAACTATATAATAGAATTTCATAAAAATAAACCTGTTAATCCTGCTACAGGAAGAAAAAACCCGACTATTGTTAATAATAGTTGGGGTTATGGATATTCGTTGCTTATTTCTGGAATTAGCAGCGTTAACCTAAGGGGAGTAAATTACACTACAGGATTAACTAGTGTATTTTTAAATAGTCTTGGAGTAATGAATGATGGTTTATATGCAGATACTCCTGCTACATATTCAAGTTTAGAAGCAGATCAAATAGATGCTATTAATGATGGTATAATTTTTGTCGGTGCCGCTGGCAACGAAAGTTATAAAATTGACGTAGAAGGCGGTTTAGATTACAATAATTATTTCATTTGGTATGGGTATACTATATATTATCACCAAGGTATGGCACCAACCAATGCAGGAACTGGTATTTGTGTAGGGGCTATAGGCACAAGTAACGATGATTCAAAGGCTAATTTTAGTAATTGTGGTCCAAGGGTTAATATATATGCACCAGGAGTCGCTATAATGAGTAGCGTGCATACTGGTGGTGTTATTGATCTTAGAAGTTCGTTATTTAGAATCAGTAAGTATAACGGGACTAGTATGGCAAGTCCTCAGGTTTGTGGAGTTTTGGCCTGTTTATTAGAAATATATCCAAATTTTACTCAAAATGATATAGTGGATTATCTAAATAAAACTAGCAAATATGACCAAATCACCGACACTAACGGTAGTTATAATGATGTTTTTAGCCTACAAGGATCCTCAAATAGATACCTTTACTACAACAAGGAGCGTTCAGAAACAGGAAAAACTTGGCCTAAGTTAAATTACTTGCCTAGACCAAGTTCAGGAAGATTATATCCAAGAGTTAAAGTTAGAAGGTAATATTAGCACTTTTTAATATTAATAAATATTTTGATAGAGAAATAATATGCAAAACAAAGATTTTGGTGGGATACATGTAGAAGGACACATTAAAATTTGGGATCCAAATTCACAAGAAATCTACGTGAATAAACGTAATGCCATACACTACGAAAATATGAGTGTAGCATTGGCCAATAGTATAGCGAATTCTGGAAGTGGAGTAATCAATGAAATGGCTTTTGGCAACGGCGGAACTGCTGTGGATCCTACCGGGATCATTACATATTTGACACCGAATACTACTGGTATAAATGCTAGTTTATACAACGAAACTTATAGTAAAGTAGTAGATGATACAAGTAGTGCTAATAGTAATCCTTTAAGAAATTATTTAGAAACTAGACATGTAACTGGCACTAATTATACAGACGTTTTTATAACTTGTTTATTGGACTATGGTGAGCCTGATGGTCAAGAAGCATTTGATAACACTAATGATAATAACAGTTTGTTTACTTTCGATGAATTAGGACTAATAGCCAATAATGAATCTGGGCAAAAAAGGATATTAACTCATGTGATATTTCATCCTGTACAAAAAAGTCTTAATAGACTTATACAAATCGACTATACTGTAAGAATTCAGAGTCTAACAGGACTTATGGGAGCCTAATAAATGTCCACAATATTGAATAAGTCAGATTCTGCTAATCCTAGCGTAGTAGTTCTAGACGGACAGATTAATAATTCAAATACTTCCTTAAGTTTTTTGGGCAAAAATTATACTCAAGGATATACACAACCAATAGGTGAAAATTTTTTACACTTATTAGAAAATTTTGCTTTTTCAACCCCACCACAAAATCCAGTACAGGGACAAATATGGTTTAATAATAATGCAGATCTAGTATCAGATTCTTTAAGTGATAACTCTCGTGATAGTTATGGATTAAAAATATTTGATGGACAAACTTGGTTACCTATAGGGTTTATTAAAAAATATGCTGAAAATCCTACAAGTGGTGGTAGTAATTTAAAAACTGGTGACTTATTTGTTGATACTGAAAGGCAACAACTTTATATTAGTAATGGAGATAAGGGCTGGACTCTTGTAGGACCTACATTTAATGCTGCTGAGAAAACTGGTGCAGAAATTGAATATATTGAAGATGCCAATGCTTCTACGCCCAGACCAATATTAAGTATATTTGTTAAAACTAAGAGAGTTGTAATTATCAGTGATTTTGAATTTACACCAAAGTCATTAATATCAGGTTTTAGAATTATTAGACAAGGCATTAATTTAAGTACAGCAGTTTTAAACACATCGACTACAGAAACAAAATATTGGGGTATCGCAGAAAAAGCAGAATCATTGATCAGTGGTGATGAAATTGTATCTGCTAGAAATTTTATACGCAGTGATCAAAGCAGTACTACTAATTTTAATTTTAACGTAAGAAACAATAATGGTATAAACATTGGTAATGATTTATCTTTTTCTTTAGGTACTGATACTTCAGGATCTTATATCTATAATAAACTTGAAGGTGCTAGCATTGATTTAAGACTACGTCAAAATAATCAAATTAAAAATATACTAAGAATAGCAACTACTAATGCAAATACTGGAGCAGTAGGAGTCAACAATCTAGTACCAGTAGAAAGTTTAGATGTAGTAGGAAATATTAAGACTACAGATAGGTTTATAACAACAAGTACTAGTGCTAACAGCATAAGCACTAATGGTGGTATTAATGTTACAACAAATGCTCTTGTAGGCGGTTCATTAACTGTAAGTGGATTGACAAGAACGAATTCTTTAGAACCTTTACAAGACAGCGCCCAAAATTTAGGTACTGAAACCGCAAGATGGGACACCATTTATGCTGTGAAAATTGGAACTAATACTAGGAAAGTAACTGTTAACGGCACACTAAACGGTGACGTAAATGGTAACGTAACTGGATACTCAGGTGGATTTAAGGATACTTTGACATTAAGTTTAGTTGGTGATATTGAAGCCACTATAACTATTAAAGATGATGGTGATACCAAAAATATTTCAACAGCACTTAAAACAGATTTTATTAGTCAAAAAGCAGAAACATCATTGTACCAACCAAATGATCTTTTTCTAGTAGAAAGAAACCAAACGCTATATAAGATCAAAAAATCTAGCATTGCTAGTCAATTGCCACTAGTTCCCACAGGTTCCATTTTACTTTTTTCTGGTAACAGTAGTCAATTACCTAATGGTTATCTAGTTTGTGACGGTTCAGAAATTAGTCAAAATCAGTACCAAGCCTTATTCAGTGTTATTGGATATAATTATAAACCTTATGAACAACTAATAGGCCCGCCTTTAGGAATACTAACATTTGCACTGCCTAATCTTACAAGCGACATTCCACTTGTTAACACTTCGTATATAATTTATACTGGGAAGATTATATAATGGCCTATACTATAAACAAAACTGACGGCACTATTTTAACTGATGTACTTGATAATAGTATAGACAGAGTCACTACAGATTTAGTTCTAGTAGGAAAAAATACTGCAAATTACGGTGAATATTTTAACGAAAACTTTATAAGACTTTTAGAAAATTTTGCTAATACTGATCCACCAAGAGCCCCTATAAAAGGCCAATTATGGTATGATAGTGGGGAAAATAAACTTAAGTTTTACAATGGTAGTGCATTTAAAGAATTTAATAGGCCTTTTGTCGGATCTACTGAACCAACTCTTTTACCAGGTGATTTATGGATAGATAACAATCGTCGACAACTATACTTTAATGATGGGCAAGGAAACAGGCTTGCTGGACCAATATATACTGCTCAACAAGGGTTATCAGGACACCAAGTAGTTAATATTATTGATATAAATGGTGTTACACATACTGTTGTTAAGTTAAAAATTGGAAATAGTTTAGTAGGCGTTTTTGCCAAAGCAAATTTTACCCCAAATTATCAAACTACTGAAGCCAAAATTTTAGAATCAGAAGGATTTACTGGTGCTATTATTAATGGATTTAATCCTATCAGCATTGATTTTAAGTTTAATGTTACGGTAAAAAATGCTGAAAACTTGGTAACACAGTTTGGTGAACCTATTAACGTAGATCAGTTTGTTAAAACTACTGGTAATAATAACATAAATGGACGTTTAGAAATTACAGGAAATGATCAAGCAGATCCAAATTTTTCTAAGCCATTAACATTAGGAACAGCCAGCAATTTGACATTTGAAATTGCAACACAAACAGGTCTTGATATACCACCAGTAAGAATTAAAAATCAAGTTACTGATCAAAATCTTGCTTTAACAGTTAGAAATAGTTTAGGATTTAAAGATGCTGTATTTGTTGATGCAAATAATTCACGAGTTGGCATATACATTACTGATCCCTTATCTACTTTAGACATAGATGGAAATGTTAACTTTAGACAAAGTTTAATTACTAACAAAACTAGTATAAACGTTTTTAATACTACTGCTACAACTATAAATTTTGCCGGTGCATCCACATTAATGAACATAGGTTCTAGTTTAGGTGAAACTATAGTTCATAATAATCTAGTTGTTAGAAAGGATTTATTAATAGAAGGCGGTGATCTTAATTCGGCTACAACTACTTTTAACTTGATAAATGATACTGCTACAACTATTAATTTTGGTGGAACTGCTAATACTATCAATGTAGGTAGTGTAATCAGTAATGTTAATTTTGCTAACAATGTTAATATTTCTGGCACATTGAGTATAACTGGACAAATGCAAATTGACCAAGTGTTAATTAAAGATGACAGCGTAACCGCAGTAACTGGTCATGATCTAAAATTAAATGCATTCTCTGGTACTATATTTCTACAAAAAGATACTACCGCAGAACAAGATTTTTTTATACAAGAACGACTTATTTTTGACGGATTAGGTACCATAACAGTTCCTGCAGGGTTTACTAGAACCTTTCAATTACTTGACAGTATAGTTGATAAAATTAATTTTGGTGGTGCTGCTACAGATATTAAAATAGGTAGTTTTGTAGGAACAACTACAGTACAAAATAATCTACAAATAAATGGTGATATTTCAATAGGTGAAATAGATAGTAGTCCTGCTACTATAGATAGTAATGGTCCTTTGGTACATTTGTTTAATACTGTGGCTAAAGAGATCTTTATTGGTGGACAAGCCGATGAAGTGAATATATTATTTGAACCACAAGTACCAGGAGATCCAAACCCTACTATTGGTAAGACCTTTAATGTATATGCCGAAGATAGCTACTTTGATGGTGATATTATACTAAGAGGCGGTGACATTAGTGTACCATTAGGTATTCCTAACGTAACATTATTTAATACTGGTGCAAGTCGTGTCACTATAGGTGGCGCCAGTAACTTGATTGAATTAGGTGGTAGTGCTACAACTGTACGTGTGGGTAATAATATTAAGATTGGCCAAGTTGCTGGTGAAATTGCATTAGGTGTGGATCCTGGTAGTGGCACAGCCAGTATCGGCAACATGACTGTAGGTGAGACAACTGCTTTCTTCAACTTATTGCCAACTAATGTGTTAGATTTAAAATTTGGTGCAAGTGCAGATGTTATAGAAATAGGCAGAGGTACAGTTCCTGAAAGTGAACCTACTCTATGGCAACCTGGCTTATTAAGTGGAACTGACAAAACTTGGAGTGAACTATATCCTGGAAGTAACCAATTACCTGTTGTAATTTTTAGACAAAACGTACTAGTTAGAGATAGGTTAATTATCCCTGAAGTAGATATTGAATTAGGTCCTGGTTCAGGCGCAGGAGTATTGTTTAGAAACAGTTATAATGAACTAGATGCCAGTAAGTTTGTTCGTATGATTGGTACTGGGCTCAGTATTGGTGGGGACATATGGGTAGCTGGTAATGTTTCCTCTCTAGACCCATTAGGTTCAGTAAATATCCCAAGACCTATCATAACTACTCTAGTCCTTAAAGGTGACATTATTCCAGATGAAACAACTACAACTGTTAGTATTCTTAATACTGGTGTAGAAACTATTAATTTCGGTGGTAAACCAGCAAGTACTTTAAACATTGGTTCAAATACCAGCATACTAAATGTGCCTGGATATATTAAACGTACATGGAAAACTGTTACGACTACAAGAACAGCAGTTTCAGGCGACTTTTTATTAGTTGATACAACTAGTTTTAATGTTACAGTGACATTACCTGCCACAGCAGATTTTGGTGATGTTATTCACTTTGCTGATAAAAATGGCATAGGAACTAGAAAATTAGTTATTAATCGCAATGGTCACAAGATTAATGGTATAGAATCTGATCTTGAAATTACTACTCCAAATAGAATATTCAGTCTAACTTATACTGGTGTTGTTAGAGGATGGTGTTGGGATAAAGAATTTTGGAAGGAAATTAAGGCTAATTATACAGCAGTAGATGGTGATAAATTATTAATAGATAATTCTGCCCCATTAATATCCAATATTACTGTAACATTACCAGCAACTCCTGCAATAAGTGATACTATACAGTTCATGGATCAAAAAGGATTAACAGCACTTAAACCATTAATAATACTAAGAAATGGTAGTTTAATTAATGGAGCAAACAGTGATCTTACTATTTCAACTGCTGGAGCAGCATTTAAACTAGTTTATACAGGTACTACAAGGGGTTGGTGCTATGATAATGCTTAAATTGATAAATATTTCAAAGGGGTCTAGTAATGCCATACAATATTAATAGGTACAATGGTACAATTCTTACTACAGTTGAAGATGGTACCGTTGATAATACCTTAGATATCAAATTAATCGGTAGGAATTATGCCGGTTATGGCGAGGTACAAAATGAAAACATGGTTCATTTACTGGAAAATTTTGCCAGTACTAGTGAGCCACCCCGTAGAATATCAGGTCAAATTTGGTACGATAGCGGTAATAAAAAATTAAAATTTTACGACGGAACAAAGTTTAGAACTACTGGTGGTGCAGAGGTAGGTGGTAATGAACCTAGCGGATTGACTACTGGTGACTTTTGGTTTAATACAGAAACTAACCAACTTTATGCTTGGGGTGGTGCTAGTTTTATTTTAGTAGGTCCACAGGCTGTTGAAAATGCAGGCACTACAGAACTTAAGAGTGTTAGCATAACTGATACAAATGGTACTGTACACGCTATTGTTAAAGCCTTAGTCAATAATAAAACTATTTTTGTTACAAGCAGTGCAGAATTTATATTACCAGACGGAATTATTGATGGGTTTAAAGTAATTAAAAAGGGTATCACTCTTGTAGACACAATGATTACGTCAAGTTCTGATATTAATTATGGTGTTACAAGTTCTGATTACAGATTTTGGGGCACTAGCAGTAATAGTTTAAAACTTAGTGGTAAGACTGCTTCTGATTTTGTTTTATCTAATAGCCCTGAATTTACTGGTACAGTAAGTTTTAGTAATAATGGATTTACATTGGGATCTCAAGATACACTACAAACATTTATCAATAATAATGGTGATGTTTCTTTTAGGTCTATAAAACTTGATGGTATTATAAATTTCTTAACAAGAGTTACAGCAGATCAAGGAGCCACAGATAAAACCCCTATGAAGTTACAAGGTAATGATATATTACCTGGGTCAAATTTAATAAGCAATATAGGTCGAAGTGATTTAAAATTTAATAGTGTATATGCATTAGATTTTTATGGAACTTTAAGGGGAACTGCCCTTAATGCAGAATATTTAAATGTTAATGGAACTTATAGAGAAGGTAGTGTAGCAGCAGATGCTAATACTGTTGCAGCAAGAGATAGCAACGGAGCATTGACAGCTACTCAATTTATAGGGTTATCTTCAAGAACAACTAATTTAAACGGTGGGACGTCTAACGCAATACCATATCAATCAAGTCCAAATAGTACATCTTTTTTAAGTATTGGCAATGTAAATGAAATCTTGAGCGTTAGTAGTTCAGGATTATTAGATTGGGTACCTATTACAAGTTTAGTTAATGCGGGTGATGCTGATAGAATCAGCGTATTGACTGCTAATATAGTAGATGCAACTCATTATTTAACATTCACAAGTGGTAGTTCAGGATATCAAGATTTAAAAATTGATGCTACAGGACTTACATATAATCCTAATACAAATACTTTAACCACACAGTTCTTTACAGGTCAATCATCAAGAGCAGCATATGCTGACTTGGCAGAAAAATTTGTTGCTGATAAGGACTATGAAGTAGGTACTGTATTAGTAGTTGGTGGGGAAAAAGAGGTAACTTCCTCTAATATTGGACAAAGGGCTATTGGTGTTGTAAGTGAAGATCCTGCATTTTTAATGAATGATAAATGTGAAAATGGTACAGCAGTTGCTTTGAAAGGTCGAGTACCAGTCAAAGTTGTATGCCCTATTAATAAAGGTGATAAGTTAGTAGCACACAGTGAAGGAACTGCTATTAAAGGACAAACTAGCTTAGATGTATTTGCAATAGCATTAGAAACTAATATAGATATTGGCATTCATTTAGTAGAATGTGTGGTGTTATAAGGAACAGTTATGACAATAGCACAAAATTCATTAATTTTAGCAGCAGATTATAATGGAATACAATCCTCTGTACAGAATACTTTAGGAGTAGGATCAGGTGACAGAGGATATGGTCAAACTGTAACAAGTGCTCAAGTTAGTGCAGGAAATTTAATTACTGCACAACACATGGTTAATCTTAAAACAGATATTGATAAAATATCTTTTCATCAAACTAATGCAGCAAGTAGTGCGCCATCAGTTAGTGTAGGTGGAACAATATTGGCTAGTGATTGGCAGACTTATAACTCACAGATCACTAACTTAACCAATACACGTTTAACTATTTTTGGAGTAGGACAAGAAGGTACAAGTCCAGTGGTTACTGCCCAAAGTACTTGGCTACTTGACGTTGTTACATCAGCCATTTCAAACTGGAACGGTGATAGAACACACGTGGTTACAGTAAATTTTGGTAGTGCTGCGGCTGCTAGATATTTTTTCAATACTGGTGGTGAAATAAGGATAGTACCACGCCATAGCGGAAATTCTAGTAGTGTCACCAAGGGCGGAAGATGGAAAGCAATATTTGATTTTATTGGTGCTAAAGGTGTAAGAATAGGGGCGAATGCAACCACTGCACCTACTTCTACAGCACCATCATATACTGCTGCAACATATGTAGGTGGGTATTATCAATTAACCACTACTGCACAAAAGATTTATGAAGTTATTGATTTTGGACTATATTCTGGCAATGATTTTAATGTAACAGCAAGAACAACTGCAACACCAGGTGAAATGATCATTAACATTATGTTTAGAGATGATACTCCTCTAGAACCAGCAGGTTCAAGAACTATAGACGATGCAGTTGATGGAACTACTACTAGCAGTGTGGGATCTTTTAGAGCAACAGGAAGTTATGTATCAGTAGCAGCGCCAACAATAACTGCTGTAGCAATGTAAAAAAAAAATAAGTTCGTCCTAATCATACAGATAATTAATTAAACTGTAGGAGATTATATGGACGAGCGCCTTGAAAAAGCACTAGAGTTCGCCAATTTTATGGTAACTCTTAATAATCAAAAAAGAAGTTTAAAAGAAAAATACTATACTGATTGTATGTATTACCACAATGGTGGAACTTTTAAAATTACTAAGGATTTAATTACTTTTATTAAAGTTCTTATTGATCTTGGCAATGAGCAAGAAACAACTGTAATTGATGACAATGATCTACCTATTAGAGTAGATAATTTAAAAATATTTTTAGATAATATTATCGATCAGTATTTTATTGCTTCGAATTCATACTATAATGATTATCAATTACTTAAGAAAAATAGAAATGTAGAGGCACTTGTTAAATGAAACAAGGCATTCTAATTTATGCTTTGAACAATGAACAAATTGATTATGTTGAAATAGCATATCATGCTGCCCTACGTGCTAAAAATCATCTTAACTTACCAGTGGCTATTATAACAGATAGTGCTGATTGGCTATATCATAAATTTCCAGATTACAAAAAAGTTTTTGATATGGTCATAAAAATCGTTCATGAAAGTACTGTTGAAAATTGGCAAAGCAACAAACATTATGGTGTGGGAAGTTTAGCATTTCACAATGGAACTATATGGCGCAAAATAAAAGATGGTCATGAAACCGTAAATATTATTAATAAAATTTATAAAAAAGTATTTGATAAGTCTAAGTTTGATCCAGTGTATGTAGGCATTGATATAGACAAATGGTACCCAAATTTACCTTATCTTGCTGGTCAACATGTTTGGTATGAAAACATACTATACAAGTGCCATACTGATTATGAAGAACAAGATGAATTTAGTATAGACAAATACGACGTACTAATAGAAAAAGTATTAGATTATGATGATGAGCCATCTTATATTTCAGGAGATATAATTCTTTACAATAGAACATTATGGCAAGCAAATAAGAATAAAAATGAAGAAGAAGTTTTACATTTTGTATCTGAAAATTTTGATCCAGTGTATGTAGGCATCGATATAGACAAATGGTATCCAAATTTACCTTACCTTAAAGGACAACATGTATGGTACGAAAATACTCTATATCGTTGTGAACTTGGATATACTGAACAAGATACTTTTAGCAAAAACAAATATATTGTATTAGTTGAAAATGTTTATGAATTAGAACAAATAGAAAAGTATAATAAAGGCGATCTAATAATACATAATAGAACTATTTGGCAAGCCAATACTAGTATTGGGTTAGATAATGAACTAGTATCAGTTTGGTATAATATGGAAGATTTAGAAAGAGTGTATGAAGGTATTGATATAGACAAATGGTACCCAAATTTACCTTATTTAAAAGGTCAACATGTATGGTATGACAACACACTTTATATATGTCATACTGATTATAAAGAACAAGATGAATTTAGTATAGACAAATATGATATTGTCCTTAATGATGTTAAAGACTTACTTAATTTAGTAAAATTTAGCATAGGTAATATTGTACTGCACGATCGTGTTTTATGGATGAGTAAAGTTAATTATGATTCTACTCTGAATGATGATAAAATTAGGGATGATATTTGGGAAGATACAAAAGAAAGACATGTTGTCTACAATCCAAGTAATCAATACAGAAGATATTTTGATGGTACGCTATCTAATAAGCGTTTAAAATTTAAGAATGATATTAGAATAAAAAGTTTTGAACTTAGTCCTTTTGATGAAACTTTAGTTATTGATTGCGATTATTTTATTAACAATAATACATTAAACTATTGTTGGAATCAATCTCATGATTTTTTAATTTTCAAAGAGGCTTTGGATTTATCAGGTTATCGTTACGATCCAAGAGTACATACTCTTAGTGATAAAAGCATTGATTTTTATTGGGCCACAGTGTTCTTTTTTAGAAAAAATAAAAATACAGAAATATTTTTCAATTATTTAGGTCATATTCAAGATAATTGGGATTATTATAGATATGTCTACCAAATTCAAAATAGTATATATAGGAATGACTTTGCTTTTAGTATAGCAATTCATGTTATGAATGGTTATCAGGAAGGTAATTGGGCACATCCTTTACCTAGTAAATTGTATTATGTTACTGATCGAGACATACTTATTGAATATAAAGATGCTTCAATGAAATTTCTAATTGAAAAAGAAAAATATAATGGAGAATATACTTTATTAAAAACTAAAAATTTAAATATTCATGTTATGAATAAGTTTAGTTTATCTAGAATTTTTAAGGAAGTTGAGTATGTCTAAAGGTTTTTTAATATATGCAACTGATGCTAAGTTAAAAAAGTATACAAAATGTGCATATGTATTGGCATTGAGTATTAAAAAACAAATGCCTAATGCAAATATTAGTTTAGTAACAGATAATGATTTACCAAAAAAATATAATTTAATTTTTGATAATATTATAGATATTCCTTGGAAAAATAATGCTCAAACAATATTGAAGGTTGAAGATCGTTGGAAGTTATATCATTGTAGCCCATACGATGAAACTATTATTCTAGATTCTGATATGATTGTGCTTTCTGACTTAACCCACTGGTGGGATTATTTAAAAAAATATGATGCTTATTTTACTAGTGAAGTTAAGGATTATAGAGGAAAAATTGCAACAGGTAGATATTATAGAAAAGCATTTGACTCTAATGATTTACCTAATTATTATTTTGGTTTATGCTATTTTAAAAAAACTGAATATGCTAAAGAATATTTTAAATGGATAGAGGATATAACTAAAAATTGGGAATTATTTTATGGTAGATTTGTAAAAAATAACTATCCAAAAACTCCAAGTATGGACGTCACATCAAGTTTAGTAGCCAAAATTTTGGATTGTGAAATAGAAACAAGCAGTAAAAATTCTATAATTACATTTACCCATATGAAGTCAATGATACAAAATTGGGAGTATCCAACAGAATCTTGGCAAGACAGCGTAGGTGTATATTTTAATGAAGACTGTCATTTAAAAATAGGTAACTATCAGCAAACTGGTGTTTTTCATTATACAGAATACAGTTTTTTAAATGAATATATAATCAGCCAATTAGAAAAAGACTTAGGATTGAACTAAATGAGTGAAGTATTAACTGTAGTATGGGATATCGAAGAAAAAGTTCTAACTGAATATCAAAATAAAATATCTAATCCTGTATTAGATCAATATATCTTTTACGATACTGATGGCAGTATTAAGGCTATATCAAATCAAAATAATGAGTTAGATCTGCCTTATATAAGCCTTAGTGTCGATGAAATTAATAGTATTATAGACGGTAAACATCCGATGCACGAATATAAGGTCGTATTCAGCCCAAATGAAAAAGAATTTGTATTAATTCATATAGATGAGGAGGAGGATGTATTACAATCTATACATGAAGTCATTTATCAATATCCTTTTAAAATAGATACTAGTATTCCTTTAGTTTACGATCCAACTAATGATATAACAGTAATACAAGACTATACAGATACATGTTGGAAATTTTATATTAATAATGATCTTGCCTACAAGTTAGGAAAAAGAAAACTTTATTTTGATAATGTTCATGAATTATATGTAACTGCATTTAATGATCCTAATATTTTATTAAAAATTATGAGAATCCCTCTTAAAGAATTAATCACTAATTTTCATTATATTTTACCTTTTGATGATTTAGATTATAATGAAACTAAAATAAGTATCTATTCACGTAAATTATTTTCAAAATACCAATATATTAAAACAAAACTATGAGTAAAATTTTTAGACCTATTGACTATGATATCATTTATCTCAGTTATGACGAGCCAAATGCTGAGAAAAATTATGCTGACCTATTAACCAAAGTACCTTGGGCTAAACGTGTGCATGGAGTAAAAGGCAGTGATGCAGCACATAAAGCCTGTGCTAAGTTAAGTGAGACACCCCGTTTTACTACAGTAGATGGTGATAATATTATTAAACCAGAATTTCTAAATGTAGAAATAGATATGGAAAAATATCCTACCCTAGAAAATAGTGTAATCAGTTGGTGTGGGTATAATATTATAAATGGCCTAATGTACGGTAACGGCGGATTGAAATGTTGGACTGTAGAATTCGTCATGGATATGCGTACACATGAAAACAGTGATCCAAAAGATAAAATAGGTCAAGTTGATTTTTGTTGGGATAATAAATATATACAGATGAACGACTGTTATAGTGATGTGTATAACAATGCCACACCTTTTCAAGCATGGCGTGCTGGATTTCGCGAAGGCGTCAAAATGAGTCTAGATCGTGGTGTTAAACTAACTAAAACTACTGTAAAAGAAGGTATACATTGGAAAAATCTTCATAGACTTCTTATTTGGTGTAATATTGGTGCTGATGTATCTAATGGTATATGGGCAATGTTAGGTGCACGAGAAGGTTGTTATATGACTAATCTAACAGAGTGGGACTATCGTAATGTAAGAGATTTTGATTATCTTACTGAATACTGGGATGAACATATAAAAAGTTATGATTTAGTAAAAGTAAACGAAAAATTAGATTTTTATGCTAAAGAATTGCATAACAATTTAGATTTAGATATTGTTACATTTAATAAAGAGCAGTCGAACTTTTTTAAGAAAGTTTATAAACCGCATAATAGAGTTGATAAAATAGAAATTGATTAAATGAAAAAAGATAACGAAACTAATTTAGAATATAAAAAAAGAGTGCTGGACCCCATAAGCGCCAGTTTTTGTGGAGCTAAATGGTATAATGCTACAATTTGGTTAGGATCCGGTAGAACTACAAGTTGTCATCATCCACCAGCACATTATGTTAGTGTTGAAAGTGTTAAAGAAAATTATAAAACATTACATAATACTCCACAAAAAAAAGCAGACCGTAAGATGATGTTATCAGGTGAACGTCCACCAGGATGTGATTATTGTTGGAAAATAGAAGATATGGGTGTGGATGCTATTAGTGATAGACCTTTTAAAAGTATGACGTATACAGATGAGGAATTATACATAGCAACTCAAACCCCAATTGATGCTGATGTAGATCTGCGAACTTTAGAAATTGCTTTTGATCGCACATGTCAATTTGCTTGTAGTTATTGCAATCCAGCATTCAGTACAACTTGGGTTAAAGATATTAAAAAAAATGGTCCATATATTAATTTAACTTCAGATGGTCGTGGGCATTTTACTCATATACACGAATTAGATCAATTATATGATTATAATGATACTAATCCATATATTGAAGCATTTTTTAAATGGTGGGAAAGTGATTTACATAGAACTTTAACTGAATTAAGAATTACAGGTGGTGAACCTTTAATGAGTGGTCACACTTGGAAGTTATTTGAATGGTTTAAAGAACATAAAGGTCAAAGTAAAACTAGACTAGCCATAAACAGTAACCTAGGGTTTGACGTATCAGTTCTTGAAAAAATGTTATCTTCTACAGAAGGAATTTCTTTAACTTTGTATACTAGTAATGAATCTTTTGGAAAACAATCTGAATATATAAGAGATGGATTAAATTGGGAGGATTGGAAATCTAACATGTGTTTTTTGTTAGAATCTAAAAAATTACGAAGTTTGAATGTTATGTGTACAATTAATGCTTTATGTTTAGACAGTTTGACAGACTTTTTAAGCCAGATAATAGCGTGGAAAAAACAATATGGTGTTCAATCCATATCTTTTAGTTTAAACATTATGAGATTTCCTAGTTTTCAAGGACCAATAGTATTACCAAATAAAATTAAGGAAAACTATAAACAAAAACTTATAGAGTGGAGTCAAGGCTTTGAAGAAAAGAACATGTTAAGCGAATTTGAAAAGAATCATATTGAAAGATTGATTGATTATCTAAACATAATTGAAATTCCTCACGGTGAGAATTTTGATAAAATCAAAGCAGAAAAGGATTTTAAATCATTTTACTTACAATATGATCAACGACGAAATAAAAATTTTTACACCACCTTTCCAAATTTATCTG